TTAAAGATAAGTATTCTCGTCTACACGGTGCATCTTCAAAGTACCCATAATATAGTTCCTACCAGTAGGACGATTAACTATTATAGTTGTAGGTTCGTAAGAATCCAAACATACAAACTTGCTCTCTGCACCAGCATATTCAGATTTGATAGTCACTTGATGACTTGTCATATAACTAATGAAGTTCTTGTGAACCGTACGAACATCAACCGTACTATCGTGGAAATCATCTATGATAAACGAAATCTCTACATCGGGATTTTCGTAGCACACTTTATCCGGTACAAAGACATCCTCCTTGTTGCTGTTAATCCAAGAAGCCGTATAGATATTCTTGGGTTCTCCTTGTGCAAGAAAGCCGTCCATCTTCAATATACGAAGACCTTTCCATTTGACTGTAAAGTCAGTATAGTTTTCGATACCAGCTTTTACGAAATATATGTTTGCTCCTATCATTACAGTCTTAAATCTTTAGTGAACATTTTTACTTTACCATCATTCTCTAAAACCTTCACTTCACATTTGGGAGAATACATATAGACTACAACATTACTGTGTACGTCTACATAGTCAATAGTCAAAACACTTTCATCAAACAGATAAATACGTATGGTATTAAATCCGTCCAATTCCAAGTGAACATTAGACTTATTGGATATATATATAGTTGGGCATTTAGTTTCTTGTACCGATATGCGGCTATCACATTGGACGAAGTGAGAAACGTCCTCTTTTAAGGTTATATAATCGTGATTATCTACCCACATAGAGTAAGTATAACCATCAACTCCATCAACATCATTAAAGGTGTGCTTTCCGTTTATATAGTCAGCAAACTCCCTTTTTAAAAAGTCAACGGACATTCCCCAGCCTTCATACATTGAAGTTGCCATATATGGAATACTCTGTTGCTGCAAGGCAAGCTGCATCAGCTTCTCTCTATCCTCCTTGCAGGCTTTCCACTCTTTGTTGTACTCGCTACACAAGTCCCGTAACAAAGAGTTTTTGTAAAAGTATAGTAAGTTATGCTCCATCATTCTTCTTTAAACAAGGAAACAATAAAATCTCGTCCAGCACCCGTCCACCTTCTGTCATAAATAATACGTCCGTTATCCAAAACAGTTTGCTTAACAGAAGTGTAACCTAAGTCAGCATACTTCGCATACAACAGCCATGTGCCGTTTTGCTTGAACTGAACTTCCATCTTAGCTAACCGATTGTTAAGTTCTATTGCAGACCTCAAACCAACTTCCTTTGCAATCTCGCCAGTAGTATAAGTTTTAGAATCATGCACCAAGCGTTTAACATTGTCTTGTGCCTCCTTAGCTTCAAGTAACGCCTGCTGTTTTGCTTCATACTCCAAAGCCCATGCTCTTGCGGCTTCTGCCGGATTATTGAAGTTAGGCAATGTGATACCAGAAATAGCTTTCTTTTCACATTCAAGAAAGTAGTTCCTATAATCATAACTTAAAGGAGTTCTTGCCATCATTGCAATATGTTTAGCAAAGTCTATTGTGATAGCATAATCCTTAGTTTCATTACCGTTCGTCATTGTGACGAACCCTACCCAATCCTCATTCTCTTTAAAGAAATCATCTTCAACTATGTTTTGAGTTGCCCATCTCGACCAATTAGATTTATCTAATCCAAGTCCAATATACAACTCTCTTGCCGAAACTACTTGCTTTCCTTCTCTCTCTGAAATTTTAATTAGCTCTTTCATATTTACGACTGTTTATACGACTTGTTAATAATAATGAGAGAGAAGTAGAAGTCGCCACTACTTTCAATAGAGGAGCTACCTCTATCTATCTCCCTCACTACAAATATACTAATTAATCGGGTAATATCCTAACATTTACACCATTTCCTGCGGCAGTAGAAATATTTACCGTCCAAACTTGAATGGCTTGAAGTATCTGATAACTACTTCTCATTTGAAGTAACATCTGCGACATCGTTCCTGCATTGACATTAGTCATATCCCATATACCTTGCAGAATAGTAGTTTGTTGGAACACTTGCCCACTAACCATATTTAAATAAGCTTCAATAGCCCCAGCAGTTTCTTCGGTCACCGAAGAGATTCCTTTCTGTAAGGAAGAAAGGGCTGCGTCTTTCACTCCACTACCGAACTCTATACCAAGCTGACCCATCAAGTTCTTTAAGTCCTCGTTTATCAAAGGAATTAACTCTTTACCTAAGTCAGCTATCTGTTTGGCTTCTTCGGTGGTGATACCTACACCGCCAGCAGAGTTTTCTTCGGTAAATCTCTGAACCATAGCAAACATACTCTTCAACCGTTGTCCGACAATCTCAGAAGCAAGTGATTTGACAATCATATTCTGTATCATATCGTCAAAGCTTTCTTCCAAGTTTGCCATTGTATCAGCACCTTCTTTCCAAGCTGAAATCCAAGAATCGGCAAAGCTTTCTGCGGCAGATTTTACATCTGTACCGAGCAAAGTGTTTACTATATTAGTAGTAGCATCATCAATGGCATTCTGTAAGTCGGTAACTTGACCCTCTAATTCTATGATTTTGTCTTGGTCGCGGTTTTTCTTCTTCCGGCTCTTTTCAAGTTGAAGCTGACGTTGAACTTCTGCAAGCTGTGCCTTCTGATTTGCAATAGCTGCCTTCTGCGCTGAAATTTCAGCTTTGCCCATCGACTTATCAACATCACGTTCAAGATTCTTATAAGCGTTCTCTAATTGCTTAACGCTTCTCTCACTCTTTTCAACCTCTCTTGTAATTTTCTTGTTCCCGGCATTGAATATGGCTGATACTCCTTTCCAGATACCACCAACAGCCTTTATACCACCGCTAATAAAATTGCCCGACATTATATCTTTAACTCCATCAGCAGCTTGGGCAACTCCTTGTATAGTTTCTCCTACTGTTGAGATAGTATCAGTGACACCTTCCGAAAATCCCATCTGCTCAAATATATTCCCTACAGAACTTACCATCATTCCAAGTTCTTCTATATTAGCTAATAAGTCTTTAAAAGGATTTTCGCTTTCTTTCAGCTTATCTTTTAAGTTTTTAACTTGGTTGGCAAGAGCAGCAAATGGGTTACGAGAATTTACTTCGGTCTTTAAAGCCTTAATCCGTGCTAATAGTTCTTTGTATTGGTCTATTGGCATATTAGCTTTATTAGCCTCTGCAAACTTAGTTATCTCGTCAATCATTTGATTTAAAGAGATAGTACCTATAATACTTAAGTCTTGAAACGACTTCTCCCAAGCATTGGAAGTATTCTTCCATTCCTCAAAAGCTATCTTAGTCTTTTCTTGTTCCGCACCAGTATCAACAGCAAGAGAGAGCTTTGGGGCTTTCTCGTTTATAAAGTTTTGTATTTCTTCAATCTCACTTTCTATCTCTGCTCTTACATTGGGGCTTTCGGTCACAGACAACTGCAATTCCAGCTTTGCCAAATCAGAAGTTGCCTCAGTAACTCTATTGGAGATAGAAGCTTGGTCTTCCAAACGTTTTCTTTCGACCTCTGCTATCTTATCCTCCATTTCAGCGTACTTGTCTGCAATAGACTGGAAGTTCTTGAAATCATCCAATGCAGCTTTCTTGATAGTATCGCTTAATCTTTTCTGAATATCTTCAATAGCCTTTGAAGCATCACTCTCACTCTTAACCATAGTGTCAAGAGAACTTTGCCAACTCTTAACCCTTTCATCATTAGGATTCTTATTGATTAAATCCTGCAATGTTTCTTGTTCTTCTTGGAAGGATGAAACCTTTTCCCTCAAACTATTCAATGTAGCATTAACATCAGCTTCTAACTGTTCAAGTGAAACGGGGTCATACTCAAACAAACCAGCGAACAGTGAACCGAACTGCCCAGCATTCTCTATATCCAATTCAAGCTCATAGCCTTGAAACATTCCCTCAATCTTGCGTTTTGCCAAAGCAACACTTGCAGAGTTTATAGAGATAGAATATTCAATCTCACTTTGTGCTTTCTTCCCAGCAACCAACTGTTTAGCTTCTGGCGATTTGAGGGTTTCAGCTATCTTATTATAAAACTTTGGAGCGCTACCTTTATCAAAGGTAATCAAGTCGTTAATATCAACACTAACACCTTTAAAAGCATTGTCGAATAAGTCTTGGTAAGCTTCCTTTACCTTTTCAGCAGCATAGGTTATATTGCCAGTGTCTTTCACAAGCTGTAAGAACTTCTTTTGAATATCATCTACCAGCTTAATCTGTTGCTTCAATAAATCCATTTCCTCCTTCTTCGCCTTGTTCATCTCCTTTTGAGTGCTAAGGTCGAGATTCAACGCAGCGGCAATTTGTCTTGCAACTTTCAAACGGTTGGCGACATATTCTTTTTCTTCGGGACTTGCAGTAAGACCTTTAGATATTTCTTCTTGTTGTGCAGTAAGCGACCTATATTCCTTTTTCAATCGGTCTATATAACTCCAAATATCTTCGTCTTGCTTAATGGCAAAGCCTGCACCAGCACCACCGCCAGCTTTCTGAACAATAGAATTAACATTCTTCTGCCAGTCTTTTAACTCTACATTATACTTTTGAAGTTGTTCAGTTATCTGGTCGTACATATAAGTATTGCCAAGCTTCTTATATGCAGCTTGAAGTTCGATAAGTCTTAGCTTCTCGTTCTTCTGATTTTGTTCCAGCTTCTTATATTTCTCATTGATATTATCTATTGCTTGACCTTCTATTACACTGGAATAAGTTGGTCTATTGCTGATAATATCACTGGCTTCACGAACTTCTTGAATAGCCTTCTTTTGCTCTGTAATCGCCTTACCTAACTTGTCAATGCTTCCGGATGAACCAAATAAAGACTGAACAACTGGATTAAGCTTTTCCATTTCAGCAGTAGAACCGCCAAGATACTTCTTAGAGATAGAGTAGAATCTTGCCATATAAGTTTCACCTTTGGAAAGTCCTTTATCCAAACTTGCAACAAAGTTTCGGGTAATCTCTTGTGCATTTACTTTAGAGATACCTCCTTCTGTCATTTTCTCTATAATATTGGCAATAGCATCTTGTTGTTGTTCAGAGTACTTTTCTGTTATTACTTGATAACTCTTTTCAAGAGCTTGTGACTTTGCTTTATTATAAATAGCATCTACAACTTTATTGTAATTTTTAGCAAGTTCAGAAGCATAGTTAATCTCAGTCAACATATTGGGGAGATATGAACCATAGGTATTGTTTATCTCCTTCAAAGCATCGCTAAAATTTCTACTTCCTTTTTCCGATTCATTCAACTTCTTTACTAAAGCGTCAAAATCAGAAGTCATTTGCTGTGCATTTATAAGACCGCCAGCAGTAATACTTTCCAGTTCTTTTCTAAACTTAGTAGCATTTGTATATGCTTGATAAATGACAACTCCCAAAGTAGCTAATCCAGCAGCTACTATAGCATAAGGATTTTTTGCAACAGCAACAAGTGTACTATTTAATTTTTCAGTTGATTTATTGGCAATCTCTGTTGCTTTCGCCTTATCTCTCAATGCAGCCTTCACTATTTTCAAATATTCAGCGTACTTCTGCAAGTTTATATTAGCAGCAAGTTGTACAGTAGCAACTGCTATTTGAGCTGTCTTATATACACCCAAAGCAGTAGCAACAACTGTCAATATATTAGCTACACTTCGCCAATTCTCAAACAGACTTCTTACAAGAGATATGCTTCCAGATAATATGCCTTGATTCTCCTTACCAATCTCATTTAGCATGAAGTCATAAGCATCGGTTAAGTTAGATAACTGCCCTGCTAAAGTTTCAGCTTGCTTTGCTTGGAAATCATAGAACATACCGCCTTCATCTGTATAACGGTTCAAGACTTTCATTACATCAGTGAAGGAAACCATCTTATTAGACATTCTATCCATGACATCACCTACTGAAACAATTCTTTCTTCTTGTTCAGTGTACATCTTAGCAAGCTCTGTAGTTATAGACAGACCAGCATTGGCAAAGTCACGAGCATCCCTTGCTGTAAGTACAGTCTGTGCCCTAATCTGACCTAAGTTGTAAGTCAAACGCTCCATTGGTACACCAAGAGCGGCACTAATATCTGCAATACGTCTTGAAACATCTACAAGCTCTTCTGCTTCAAAATTATAGGCAGCAAGCTGTTTTGTAGCACCAGCCAAATCCAATACAGTAAATGGAGACTTCAATGCCAATTTTTGTTGTTCCCGGAATATCTGAGAACCTTTTTCAAAGTCATTAAGTACAGCACCGATTGAACGTTCAAGCAATTCATACTGACCTCTAACGTCCATAAGACTTTTTGCAAATCCCGTGATAGCTCCTAAACCAGCATAGAAGAGAATTCTTTTACCTAAGTCCTTGAAGGATTCCATCAATCCGCTATTTACCTTTTGAAGCTGAACACCAGAGGAGATAGCATCAGCATTTGCTTTTTTCAAACTTGCCATTTCCTTATTTACAGTAGCAAGTTTTGCAGCATAATTAGCATCATCTGTGGAGAGATTACGTTGTACAATCTGCAAGGCTTTCAGCTTTTCAATTCTTTCTTGGATTGACTTATTGCCCATAGCCATAGCCTTTTCGTAGCTTTGACCTCCTTGTGATATTCTACTCTTCTCCTCCTCTCTTGCTGTTCTTGCTGCTAAGTTGGCAGTCTGCTGCCGGAGCAATATTTCTCTTTGAAGCAGCTTCTCCCTTTGAGCAACGTGAACATTAATCCTTGCCTCTTGTACATCAGTTTTAACAGTAGCCAATTGCTCCATATTATTCTTAATACGAGTAGTGTTTCCTTGTATTTTAGAAAATACTTCTCGCAAATTATTGGCAACTTGCAAGGCTTGGTTCATAGAATTAATGTCTACAGATACAGTCGTGGTAGCAGCTTGCGTGGCAGCAGTATTACCTTGTGCAATATTAGTTGCCCCCAAACTTTTAAGCTTGGCTTCCAACTCGGAAATCTTCGTTTCCAAAGGACGGATTTGCTGGTTAAAGCCATCAACTAAGCCCTTACCAATATTCTTACCCAATTGGTCGGCAAAGCCCTCCACACTCGCCAACTTACCTTCCAACTTGTTGGTGAAATCTTCCAGACGCTTTTCCGTCTTCTTTAGAGTTTCATCAATGCTTGATAACAAGTCCTTATCAGACATTGAAGCACTAATAACTACATCTTTATTGTCTGCCATCGCTGCTACTTTTTATTTTATTCTTGGTATGGTATCTAACACACTACGTTTAGGTGCTTGCAACTCACTTCTATCACTTTTACGTCGTTTCCAAAACTTCTCCCATATCTCTTTATCTTTGCCACGCAAATACTTGATATGGGTGCTGTCTACTGTCAAGAAAAGAACTTGTGCCATAGACAATCTATAAAGATAATCGTCATACGTAAACTGCGGAAAGCTACGTATGAAATCACCTAAATCTCCGATTTGGCTTGCCGCCATAATGTTAATTGTTCCGCTACCTTCTTCCTCATATTCGTCTGCGAAACCATAAGAGCCTTCCCCGATATGAGCACCGTAAAAACCGGTGATAAGTCGATGCTGTTAATTGCCTCAATAATGATTGCCGCCCATTGAGCAGGCTCAAATACGGAGTTGAGAATACGAGCCTTCATAAAAGCTATCAGTTTGTCATTTCTGCTCATAACTTCTATCGCACTCGCATAATCGGTTATATCATCTGGTGAGAAGAGGTGATTAACAAGAATGATTGCTACAATCTCGGAACTTACGTCCAAGTCTGTACATAGAGCGTACATCATGCTCTTATCATCCTTAATATCCTCTTCCTTTTGTAATTTCAACGCTAATTGGAAAATACGCTGGTATGAGTATGCCCTCAACCGATGCACCTTATACTGCTTATCTCCTAACTTGACAAGCGTAGGATTGTCAGTCATAATCTCTGATATTTCCCTCTTTAGCTCGTCCGGTATAATTAAATCCTTTTCTTCCATTATCATTTGTGTATTAAAGAAAAAAGGGCAGCAGCAAACAAGCCACTGCCCTTTCTCTTGATTTATAATGGGTCTTAGCCTCCAACAGAAGGTTCAGCCATCTTCATCTCAACCGTTTTGCCATCATTGTCAACTAAAGCAGTGATAGCGATGTGCAGTTTCAACGGGGCAGTCTTCAAATCAGTACCATCCCAATTGGTAGCGACCTTACCTTTGTAAATAACAATGTAGTCAATACCATTGTAGAACTCCAACTTGAACTTCTTGTAAACGTTGGTGAATGAAGAAGGCATTGTGTACAAGCCAGTAGTAGCGGAAAACTCACCGCCTTCCATAGCGGCAATCTCTTCCGGTTTGTACTTAACCAAGTCAAATTCAATCTTGTAAGAACCAAGTGTACCCACGCTATCAAGCGGAGTATCATAGAACTCACCGTTAATAGCACTTTCACTTGCGGTTTCTTGACTGATAGACAAACCTTCCAACACACCCATAAGAGGAGTATAAGAAGCTTCTGCACCAGCCCCGACTTCCGCATAGCCTAAAGACTTACATTTGTAAGTCAACAAATCTTGTGTAGCCATCTCGTCTAATTATTAAATTATTATTTATATTGAGGCGCTTATATCCAAGCTTACACTTGAATAATTTGACGTTTCATCGAGCCGCTACTTCTTAGGGAGCTTGCGCTCCGTTCGTACATAGTTGGGTTCTCACCGTCCAATCCCCGATGCGCCATCGGTTGGGTTAATTTTTACTTTATTAGTACCATAAATGATTTAATATACATGAAGAACAGATTGTCGCTCTCATTATATATATCATCAGTTGACAATATACCATCAGTTGATATGTCGTATTTTCCTCCGGCTTTCTCAACTTCTGCATTCACAATATCGGATATGCTTGTTTCATACTTTTGAAGCAAGGTAGTGTCAAGCCGACCTCTTGTTTTGGGAGGGATATACATCTCAACTGTTACCCGAACACTTGCAAAAGCATTCAAGTTGAATTGGCTCTTATCCTTAATTTCTCCCAAACGGATAACCATGAAGCCGCCAGCGTTTATCTCTTCTTCCAGCTTGGTAGGCATTTCCATCGGATAGATGTACTTTGTGACCTTATCTATAAAGAGAGAATAAACATATTGGTATATCGGCATTCGCCTTGCATCAATTAAACTCATGGGATTTGTTTACAAGGACATTCATATATCCTTGATGGTGTCCCCACTACACCTCTATTGATTACTTGATATAATCTTTCACCAATTACTTTTTCTTGAAACGGAACGCTCATATCCCTATTGTTTTAACAGTTGCCTTCCCTGCAAAATCTTCCTTAATATCGTCATATATGGTTGATAACACCTCAAATCTTCGTCTTGGATTTCCGGCATTCCCTCCTTCCAATATAGGAGCATAAGGCACTGTTGCTGCCAGCACCAAATCCCATCCTATATAAGTGGCAGGAGTATAGTTTGCCAAGAACTCGTCAGCAAGCTTTCTTCCATCTATCAGCTTGCCATGATACTTTGAGTTTTTAGTTGCCATCTGATACGGATACAAGTAGCCGCTCCCCTTCAAATTGCCTTGATAGAACACAGCCCAAATATAACTATCAGCCAAGTTGTAAGTCTGGTCGGTAAATCCGCTTTCAGAATATGCTTTCTTCAACAATTCGGGTGCATAGGCTATTAGTCGCTGGGTTTGCTCGCCAGCAAGTCTGTCAAACAGTTCTTGCCGAACCCTTTTCAAACCACTCAAATCAACTTTTACTTTTATCGCCATCCACCTTTTCTATTTGCATATATAGTTATAGCACCTAACATCGAAGGTATGCTGTTATCAACTTGCATCTTAATTTGCTCTCCCATAACATCACATTCTATCCAGTCTTCATTACGTACTGGATTAATATACTTCCCGTCCTCTCCTTTTATCAAAGGAATAGAAACAACGTAGTCGCTTGTTTGAGCGGTCGAACCGGATTCAGCAACAGAAAGATTCACGTCCATTACTCCTTCGTAGACGGTATCTTCTTCATCGTCGCCCATAGAACTTTCGATGATTCTGTATATACGTCCCGAAAAAGGAAATTCTTCTATGTCACTGAATGAAATCATATCACATCTATAATTTTCAAGAGTTTAATCTTTGGGCGAGCAGAGATAAGAACCTCGTAATTCGGGTCATTATACCTCTTATATATACCCAAAGCATAACTAATTTTATTACTTTGATAGATGTCCGTCTCTGACCCAACTGTACGCTGGAAGTTATTATGAGAGGCAGATTGAGATGCTGTACTTGAAGGGCTTAACAACACTGCGGTAAATATTATATCGGCAGTCATTAAATCCTTTTGCTCTTGGGTCAACGTCATAGCATCCTCGTTTACATCTGTAATGCCGCGGTCAAGAGCAATTCTCATAAATGTATTCTCCTCAAACGAATACCGACAAGATGAAGAAAGCCATTCAAGTATAGTCATATATAACCCTCCAAGTTTAAGAATCAGCAGTCAAAGTATCAACAACAATGTGTTCCATAAACTCGGTCAGCACTGGCATATAACGACCGATAGCATCAGTATGATATGCCTTGTAGATACCGTTAGGAACTACCTTGTTGATAATATAAATCAAGTCATTCTGTGCAGAAGCGATTGAATAGTCAATCGTCTTGTTTGCTTCACGCTGCAACAAGATAACATCGGCAACATCAGAATGAACAACCTTACCAGCAAAGCCAATAGGACGCAGAACTGCTACACCCGACTTCCAGCCTTGTACAGTCTTAATCGTTTTGATGTCTTGTACCACTTGTTCCTCTTTCACAATGCGGATAGGAGAAATCTTAGATACAGAAGAACGAGAATACTGAATAAGCTGCTCCCAAGAAATGATGTTAGTATCAATGCCGGAAGCACCATTAGTAACAACAATAACTTTATCGGGCGCATACAAGCGAATCCAACGGTTAACTTCTTCCTTGAAGTATTTGTTGTTCAACAAGTGAGTGATAACCATGTCATACGGCAAATCCCATTCCATTGTACCAGTAAATCCAGTACGGTCACGGAAATCTTTCTCAATCTTTGCCATTTGTTCCGGAATGTTAGCTTCTGCGTTCGTCCATACTTGCTTACCAGCCTTAACAAAGTTTTCAGTAGGCACATACTTCGGGAACTCATGTACGACACCGGACATACCACGAGAATCAGCATTGCTGTACTGACCTCCCTTAGACAAAGCTTGTGCGGCAATGTTAGAAAGACGGTAGTTGTGTGTCTTAATCAAGTCAGCAACACCACGTACATAACCTTCCAACAAAGTAGCATTAGCTTCACCAAGTTCATTCAAGCGTGCTTTCAATTCCTCTTTTGAAAGAGAAGTTTCAAACAAGCCTTTACCGAACTGAGGGATAGTACCAGTTCTCTGTTCCCAGCCTTCGTTATCCATCTGAGCAACTTCACTCAACGGTGTCATTGCATCAGCCATCGGAACGGGGCGGCGAGTAACATTATAGATAGTATAAGCAGGGTCAAGCTTCGGGCGGCTCATGTCAATAGGGTACTTACCACCATCAACAGTGAAGTGTTCCTGCCAAAAGAACTGGTTTGCATCCATGACGATTTTCTCGTCAACGAGCGTCTGAATAAATGCGCTCGTACCGTCAGAGTTTACCAATCCTCTTTGATAGAGTTGGTTTACTAACTCGTCGGGATTAAATTGATATTTATATGCGTTTGCCATAATTCTACTCCTTTCCTTTAGATTTCAAATACACCATCGATGTAGTTGCGGTTCTTAGCCAATACGTACTTCGGAAGCGGCTGCATACGTTCAACAAATGCACGCTTGCCATAAACAGTGTTGATGTTGTGCTGAACATCAGTAACTCCCCAGCGACCATCAGTCGGAGCGAACTGTGTATCTACTTCGATGAAGGTATTCGGGTTCTTAACCAACACAGTAGCGTCGGCAGCAGCAGCAGTTGCAACATCACCATTGCTATCAGCAGCTTCAACCAAAATATCATCAGTAGTCAGAGCACCGATTGCAGTGTCAACAGTAAGAATAAACTGCTTGTTCTCTTCATCGAACTCAACAGATGTAACCTTACCAGACTGTCCCGCAGTTTCAACTGTATCGGGAGCTTTCATAAGTACATTGCCTACTTCGGGAATGTGAGAATAGCCAGAACCATCTACATACAGAGTAGTGTCTGTGCCAGCAGTAGTAGCCTTTGCCACCTTAAACGTTTTCAGAAGGAAACCCGGTTTCCACAATCTGTATTCGTACAAGTCAGCCGCAAAAGCATAGCCAAAACCCTTATACGGGTTTGCAATGGTAGAGCCATAGAGAACATTGGAACGTTCCTCGTGATTGGCGTCCTTCCACCATACGAACTTGCCACCTCTAAATTGTTTAGCGGAAGCAAAAAAGGTTTCTAAATTAAATTGTGCCATTTTTTTAATATTTAAAGGGCGTTTATATCCAAGCTTACACTTGAACAACTTGACGTTTCATCGAGCCGCTACTTCTTAGGGAGCTTGTGCTCCGGTCGTCCATAGTTGGGTTCTCACCGTCCAATCCCCGATACGCCATCGGTTGGGTTAATACTATTTAAAGTTTGACGGGTTTTATGGCAGCAAGGTAGTCTTCCATTGTTGTTTTCTTTCCGTCCGGAGATAATGGTGTAATATCACCAATAGAGCTTCTGAATATATCTTGATAATCTTTCAGCAGTCTTTCTGCCTCGGCATTAACATCAGCATCAATTGCGATATTCTGCTTACCAAGATAGTTACGAAAAGATTCATGTAAATCTTCCCTCACCTTAGACTTGGCTGTATCGTATATCTGATTGCGAACAGACTTCGTTTTCTCTTGCAATTCAAACTTTTCCAGCCTATCAAGTTTCTCTTTGTACTCGGCAGGCAACTCAAATTTCGGAGGCTCTTGATTGCCTTCTCCACCATCATTACCTTTTTCAGCCTTTTTCTTCCATTCTTCAATCTGAGATTTATATTCAGCTTCCTTAGCTTCAAATCCCTTAGTCGCTTCTGAGAATGCGTTCTTTCTTGCATGTCCGCTACTTTCAACTGAAATATTCAATGCGGCTACTAAGCCAGCATCTTCAATCGGAGCATCCTTGTAAGCTTCTGCAAATTTCTCAGAGAACTTATCTCTGAATGTTTCACTCAAATCAAAATTACGTTCTTCGCAAATCTGATTAACTTTAGATAAAACTTCTTCTTTTTGTGCCATTGTTCGTCAATGATTTTAGGCGTTTATATCCAAGCTTACACTTGGACAACTTGACGTTTCATCGGACCACTACTTCTTAGGGAGCTTGCGCTCCGGTCGTCCATAGTTGGGTTCTCACCGTCCAATCCCCGATGCGCCATCGGTTGGGTTAATACTATTTTAAATCTCTCTGCGTAGCTTGGTTTTCGCTACATTGGCATTAGGTTATATACTAAGTGTCACTTTGTATATAAGTGCCTGATTTTATTATTTTGAACAAAAATAAATAGCTTTTTCATTACTCATACCATACTTACATTAAAGGTAGCATTTTTATTTAGCGTCCATAGGCTCAATTTAATGTAAGTGGTACATAGTGAAGCATAGAATGCGTATATTTGTAGAAAAAAAGAGAACGGTATTTATCTACAAAGTATCACTTAGCTTTTTATAAACAAATGCCAATGTAGCGAAAACCAAGCTACACCTAAAAAATAGTATTAACCCAACCGCTGGCGCAGCGGGGATTGGACGGTGAGAACCCAACTATGGACGACCGGAGCGCAAGCTCCCTAAGAAGTAGTGGCTCGATGAAACGTCAAGTTGTTCAAGTGTAAGCTTGGATATAAGCGCCTAAAGAACCATTATGAGCGAGAAAATACAGAAAGACAAAATTGTTAGTCCATTGCCGGGTTGCCAATATGAAGCCATCCGAAGCAATGCTGACTATGTTGTGCTTACTGGTAGTGGTGGAGGTGGAAAAAGTTTTACATTAGGATATGCACCAATTTCATATCTATATGAAAACCAAGGAGCAAAAGCTGTATGGTTTATGCGTAACGTTGGCGACTTTTTTGACGCTGGGAAAGTAGTGGACGGTCTTAAAGAAATATATCCGCTTATTGATAGACGTTTCAGAATACAACCAAGAGAACCTATTGGAGAAGTCATTAAGGTTCAAGACGATATGGGTGTGAAGTTTTTCAATAGTTCTGAAATCAAATTCCAGCAGTTGAATAATGAAAGTCCCACTGTAATAGATAAGATATTCAAAGGATTACAATTCAAGAAGGCTATCTTTGAGGAATGCAATAAATTTGAATGGAGGACTATTTCTACTTGTCAAACCCGTCTGCGTGCAAACACTAAGGGTAAAGCTCAAATATATCTTGCTCAAAATCCGGAACGTGAATGCTTCATACGTAAGCTATGTGGCTGTGGCAAGAATGGTGGTGGATGGATTGGAGATGATGGAAAACCCATTAAAGAAATGAATGGAGTTGTTCGGTTCTTCCACATTGTAAAGGGTAACTTGGATGAAGTCTATTGGGGAAATACTAAGGAAGAGGTTTATTCTAAATGCAAAGACATTATAGATAACCTTTTGCAGATTGACCCGGATATGTCTTATGAGGACTTTATTATGAGCATGGTATTCTTTACTTTTGATGTAAGAGATAACCAAGCCATGCTTAAAGCAAACAAGGGGTATCGTGCTATGGCTGCAACATCTGTGCTTGCAGATTCAATGTATGAACCTAATTGGAATTTCTCTATACAAGACGAAAAAGAAGAAGAGGAGGATAATCTTTCCGAAGTGACAGAGGATGATATTCTCAACATGTTTACTCATGTTTCTCCATGTAAGTGTAAGAAGGAACGTATTACCGTGGATATGGCAACTACTGGGGAGGATAACTTTGTAATGAAGCATTGGGTAGGTTTCCATTGTGACGATATACAATATTGCATGAAAAACTCTAATCTTGAAGCTGTAAAGATGATTAAGCAGTTTATGGTTAAGCATGGATTGACTGATAAAGAGCTAATCATTGATGTGCAAGGTAACGGTTTCTTAAAAGAGATTTTCAATCTTGTATCAGCAAACGGTGGAGGTGTCGCATTCTCCGGAGCGATTGCCGCAACTGCTAAAGGAAAGAAGTTGTATGAAAGATTTAAGGATGAAGCTGCACACCTTGCTGCCCAAATGATAAAGGCTGGATTGATAACCTATGACAGACAGCTTGCTAAAATGAGATATACACATCAGAAGCTAAAGCGTGAAGGCTCTACTACTGTCTTAAAGCAAATGCAATTTGAGAGCAGAATATTCAAATTTAAACGCTTGCCTTCGGGACGAATACAGTTTGAAGGAAAGAAGGAACAACATGCTCTGATAAAAGGCTTTTCTCCCGACCTTACAGACAACATCATAATGCTTTGTGGAGGATTGTGTTATGACTGTTATAGGGAATTGGCTGGTGCTACTGGTGGAGAATTAAGAAGGAAATTATCTCTTGAAGATATAATGAACCAAGTAAATGGTACTGCACAACCAACAAGGGAAAGAGGAAAGATTACTAATTCAGATAAGATATTGAAAATTTTAAGCAGCATATAAGGATGATAACGAGAAAAAACATTGATTGGTATTTGTCAGAACCAACGCGACTGTTGTTGAAGAAGCCTTTTACAAGAGGTGGAAATTTTCAGTCGTGCAAAACTTATATTGGTGATGTTACACTTAACCAAAAAACAACTGCCCAGTTGAGCGACTTGACATTGCAAGAGGTTTCACAAGACCTCTATCTGAGAGAGTACGACCCTTCTCTACACAATATAAAGTATAATAATTCAATTCCTAAGATTGCGGTCAGAGTTGGAGATACTGATATAGTAATAGATGAACTTGTGCTGACAGTTTCTTTGCAAAAGAATATTCATGCGGCACATGTGCTTCATCTTACTGCTAATCCTATTTCTTTTAATCTCTGTAATATAGAGAAGAATGATACCATCAGTAAGAAGTTTCAGAACTTCAAGCTGGAATGGAACATGAGGAATATGGAGCAAATCAAGTACGAACTAATATCCAAGCAGAAGAAGGTTGGCGATGCTGGCGTACTATTCAAATTTGACCCTATAAAGAAAAAGGGAACAGTTAAAGTCTATTCCTATGATGATGGATATTCTGTCATACCCAACTACAATGAATATGGAGAAGAAATTTCACGCTCCTTATTTTATAAGATAGATGATTTGACAGAAGTCATTGATACATTCGATGATAAGTACCTTTATCGTTCAATACGAAGCAAAGAAGGAGAACCTACCAATAATGGATGGGTTACTGAAAGGATTCTTCATGGATTTAGCCGTAATCCTCTTGTCTACCATAGAGGCAAAGTGGCTTGGGAATATTCTCAAAGTATAATTGAGATAATTGAATTGCTTACAAATATACATGCTGTGACATTAAAACGGTTTGGTACTTGGGGATTAGTCTTAAAAGGGGAAATGAATGAAGACAGTTTCAAGCGAGATAACGGCACATTAGTTATCAATCTCCCGGCAGACGAAGGTTCAAGCTACAAGACAGAAGCAAAGACTTTGGAGTTTCCAGAACCGGAAAGCATGATTGCTTATCTGGAATATTTGTTGGAACAAGTTTCAATCGCTTCATCCGTCAGCTTTATAACCCCAAAAGATATTACCAATACTGGAAGCGGTGGCAACGGAATTGCATTGTCTATGCGTAATGATATTGCGCTGGCTACTCAAAGTGTTGCTGATTGGTCTGATTCTATCAATGAAATAACCTATCTTTTCCAAGAAATGTTAGGATTGGAAGAAGGTCAGACTAATGCCTACACAGATTTGAAGATTAAAGCCAAGCTGAATATTTGGAGCATGGAAACCAACAATACTAAGATTACCAACTTAGCTATGGAATCTAAATGGATTTCCCGACAAACCTTGATTGAAGAATCTCCGTCCTCTGCACCGGATGAACTTGACCGAGTAGAAAGAGAAAAAAAGCAAGAGGAAGAAGATGCTATCAAGCAAGCTGAAAAAGCTGAACGGATAAGCAAGAACAACAATACAGAGATTATCGAAACTCCTAATAAAACTACTTACAGTAGCAACGTTTAAAATAACAATATCATGGATTGGACGCAGATTTTAGTATCAATACTTGGAGGAGGAGGTTTCTTAGGTGGAATAGTTTCACTTGTAAATATGAAACCTTCTCGCAAGAAAGCGATGGCAGAGGCTCGTACAGTTGAGATTACGAACCTTGGAAAGTCAATATCAATAATGGAGAAAAGCTACAATAACATACAGACCTATGTGAACAAGGAAGTAACCCGTATTGAAAACGACCTTTCAGAACTGAAAAAGAAGTATGAAGAAAAAGTTATCTCTATACGGCAAGCATACATTTGCAAAGTACCAAGCGAAGAATGTCCGGTGCTGTTAAAGCAAGCAAAGTTTGATATGGCACATGAATGTGAAGAATGTAGAGGCTGTGAAAAGAATGAAAAGAAGGAGGACTGATTATGAATATAAAGAACTATTTCAATATCAAAGAGCTTGTTTGCAAGCATGTATATAACAAGTTTGGAGAAATGGCTTGGACGTTTTTTGACCCACGATTGCTTGAAACAATATGCGTCATACGAGAAAAGCTTGGTAAGCCTATAACTGTCAATACTTGGCATTCGGGAGGAAGTCTGACACAAAGAGGACTGCGCTGTAATGTGTGCCAATTAGTAGCTGAAAAGACACGATTGGAAAAGGTGTATGTGTCTGCACATCTACAAGGAACTGCGCTGGACTTTGATGTGAAGGGAATGACCGCTTTGGAAGTTCGTAATTGGATTAAGGCAAATCAGATACTTCTCCCTTATCCGGTACGATTGGAACAAGATGTCACTTGGGTACATTTGGATGTCCGCACTGATGGGAGTAATGGTAAAGTAACCTATTTCAAAGGATGAAAAAGGCTCTTCTCCTAATAATCCTTTTGCCTCTTTTGTTTTCATGCCGAACTGCAAAGGACTTGGAGAAAAATACGGAAATAAAAGAGATTATCAAAGAACGGCATGACACTTTAACAGTACACACAAGAGATAGTATCTATTTTTCTGTTATTCAAAAAGGAGATACTGTTTTTAATACTAAGTATATTGAAAAAATCAAGTACATAGACAGAACAGTCATACAGAATGATACTATATATCAAGAGAAAGAAGTCATTAAGGAGAAAGAAGTCATTAAGAAACATGTCCCATCATGGTGCTGGTGGCTTTTACTAATTAATGTAACAATCATAGGAATAATCGGAATTAGGCACTTATATACAAAGTAATAATTAATACGTAAAATGGCGAACGAAATAAACCCTATACTGAATATATACAATGAAGATGGTACTCCCTTCCACGACATCAGTCTGAGAAAACACACTTTCTCAACTATTGTTATGTCGTTAAATGACAAGATAGAAGGAGAGTTTTATTATAAAGACAATTCACTTTCGTTTACTCTGCAAGAATATGTAGAGTATAAAGGAATAAAGTACATTCTTAAAAATCCTCCCGTAGTTGTTAGAAAAGGAATGACTTCGGAAAACAGCGAGGCAAAGGGAATGACTAAATATAGTTGTACTTTCTACCATGAAATGATTGAATTGTACAACATTCCCTTTACAGACATTGCTATTAGTAGCAGTGAGGAAAGTTATCGTAGCGAAAAACGGACTTTCTCGTGGATTGGTACATTAAGTATGTTCGTTCAAAAAATCAACTCATGTCTTGTCGGAACTAAATGGACTTGCAAGTTACAGCCAACATTTGTAGATGATGGGACAATGAGTGATGTGTTATCATTCAGTAATCAATTTATTTCAGACGTTTGCAAGACTGCATACGAAACATGGAAAGTTCCATTTGTAGTTGATGGATATACTATTTGGTTTGGCAAGCCATCTAAGGAAATACTTGACAATGAAAACAAGCCATACATATTCAAATTCGGACAAGGTGTAGGACTAAAAAACAATGATTGCACACCAAAGAATAATAAGGTCATTACTCGTATTGCTGGATATGGTAGCAACATTAATATTCCGTATGGCTATCCTATAATTACAGATGCAGACGGAAATCGCATTGAGCACCCATATACTCGTGACACGTTAATGCCATCAGTATATGTAGAGGCTGTTAGAAATAAAGTCTTGTTTGGTTCTAAAGACCCTCTTATTGACTACTATGACGCAGATAGCAGCTATCCTACTCCTATCAATCCTCTTGCACCAGTATTCCATATCCAAGAATTTTCCAGCATACAACCTACTATTGAAGGTATGACATACAAGGGACAAGCTATTGACTTGTTCAAAGAAGTAATAGTACCGGAAGGTGGCTGGGATGATTATATTGACCCCGAAACGGGAGAGGTTAGACAGTCGTATTTTGATGTGACGCTTTATCCTCTTGGCTTTGACTTATATGCACAAGCAGCAGTTACAAGTGGAATGACCTTCTCCATGAAGTCCGGTGACACATTAGGAGCTAACTACGAGGTAGCAGTAGATTGGGAAGATGTAAAAAAGAACTTCTATGTAACTGATGAAGCTGGAAACATTGTATTCAAACCAAATGGAGAACAGAGGGACTATGCTAAATATCCAGACAGTACAGACCAAGCTATTACTATTAAACTGACAAAGGACTTAGATACATTTGGTACGATAATGCCAAGCAAGTTCCAGCAAGTTAAAACTGGCGACAAGTTTGTCATATTGCACATTGAAATGCCACAAGCATATATAGACAAGGCACAAGAACGTTTGGACGTCGCCATGAAAAGATATATGCTTGAAAATAATATGCCTTTGTATGACTATCCTTTGAGCTTCGACGAACACTTCTTGGAAACAAACCAAGCAATTCTTGCGCAGATTAAGCCTAATACTATTGTCAGATTCTTGTATAAAGACAATGAGGACGCTATGGAATTATCCGTAAAGGAAATGTCAATCCAATATGGTACAAATCCCCTTCCTACTTATAATATTACCTTAACGGACGAAGTGTCTATTGTACTGAATCAGATAGGACAGATAGCTGATGGACTTAGCAAGTTAGGAAGCCAAGTAGCACAGTTACAAGCTATTTATGGACTTGACATTGTAGGCGAACTGAACAAAAAACTCAGCAGAGTTAAAGATGATACCGCACAAGGAATGATAACTTTCTTGCGTGGATTGAAAGTTGGTAGCTTTGTTACCGGAAGTACGGGCGGTATATTCTATGCAGATACAGACGGAAAATCACATGCAGAGCTTGATTATCTGACAGTAAGAATGAAAGCCATGTTCTATGCTTTGGAGATTATCAAGACCGGAGTTATCGGAGGTCGCCAAATGATTACTCCCGGTGGTGCAATCGAATGTATCAAGATAGAAGATAGAAATGATATACTTGACGAAGAAGGTAACAAGACTGGCGAGAATGTTTGGGACTATTGGAGATGTTACTTCTATCAAGATGATGGTACAGAAGCGTTAGATAATCGTTTCCGCGCTGGGGATATGGCTTTAGCACAAGACTTCAATATTAAGGAGGGAGTTTATGAGAATGTGTCAAATCATTACTTCTGGCGTTTGGTTGTAAACATAGGAACTAATTATATCGACATCTCAAAAACTGATGCTGATGCAGCCAGTGATGCACCGCGAGTAGGAGATACTATTTGTCAGTTAGGTAACAAGACTTTTGTTGATGCAAATGGTGTTACTCATGTAGAGGATAAGACAAGACAGAATGCAATTATCTTTAGTGCAGTTGACACTTTCTCGCCAAGTATGACTTTATATGCTGGCATAAACAGCTATTCATACCTCAACAAAGAGTATGTGTCCTATGGTGTTGATAAGACTACAAATCTCGCTTATATGAACGTCTATGGCAACTCTTATATTGGAGCAAGAGATAAGAGCAGCTATATGAAGTTTGATACGGTAACTGGTGTTGAGATAAAAGGTAAACTTGTAACTAAATCCGGCAAAGACGTTGAGGAAACATTCAACAGCTTCCAAGACCAGATAGATGGAGTAAAGGAAACTTGGTACGGAGAATATACACCAACTCTTACTAATCAGCCAGCAGTTGATTGGAACACAGAAGCTTTGAAAAAACGGCATGAAGGTGATGTATTTACCAATATCCAAGAATATGTCGATGATGAAACTACTCCCGATGCAGGCAAATCATGGAGATGGGTAAAGACGGGAGATACATGGGGATGGAAGCAGATTGCAGATAATGACACTTCAAAGGCTTATCTTGAAGCAGCTAAAGCGCAAAAGGCAGCAGAAGAAGCTAAGAAAGAAGCCAATGACGCAAAGCAGACTGTAACCAATATGAAAGACTTCACAGACGAAGCCTTTAAAGACGGTATTGTTGACAGACAAGAAGCTGCTGCGATTGAGAAATATTTGAACTCAATTAAATCAATACAGAAGAGCGTAGCTGAATCTTATTCTAAGGTTTATGGTAATCCTTTATTGTCCGGTACTGCTAAGGTAGAACTAAAAACCGCTTATGATGGATTTAATGTGGCAACTACCGAGCTTATTACTGCTATTGATGATGCCATAGCTGACGGAGTAGCTACCTCAACGGAAGTCGCTTTGGTAGATGGTAGGTACGACACCTTCAATACCAAATATGGAGATTTTATAGCTTATTTGAATGCAGCCAACAACTTTATCCAAGACAAAATAAACACTTCGGCAGAAGATGCAAAGAAAGCTGCGGAAGAGGCCAAGAAAGCGGCAGATGCGGCGAAGGCGGCAGCAGATAATGTAGCGGGAGCGGTCGGAGATTTGAATGAGTATGTAGATGGAGCTTTTAAGGACGGTATTATTGATATTTCTGAGGCACAGTCGATAGAGAGATACATTAACATTGTAAATAATACCAAAAGTGAAGTAAAGGCAACATTTGACAAGCTATATGCCAACACCTATTTAGATGGTAACGCGAAGACCGGATTAAACTCAAGTTACACGGCTTTGAATACTTCCATCACAAATCTGCTTAATTCAATTAATACGGCTATAGCAGACGGTAAGACAACGGCAGCAGAGAAAGCGGATGTGGATGCAAAATACGCTTCTTTCAACACAGCTTATGCTTCTTTCAATACAGCCGTAGAAACAGCGAACAAAGCCATTCAAGATAAATTGAAAACTTTTGCAGATGACGCTAAAGCCTTAGCCGAATCAGCTAAAGCAGAAGCGGAAGCAGCTAAGCAAAGATTGGATAAGTGGGCAGAAGATGGAGTTATATCTCCTACTGAAAAGCAAGCTATTAAAGACGAAATAGTTCGTATAGACGCTGACAAGACTAATATTACAGCAGGATATACTTTGTATTCATTGGGTAGCCCTACGGGTTATCTGAATGCTCATAGCAATTATCGTGCAGTGTTGGTTACATTATCTGCTTCTACTCCCGAAAATATAACTATACCTTCTGACTTCGCTTCAAAGCAATCTGCATACTACAATCAAAGAACGGCAGCTTTGAATGCCATCAGTGACGCAGCTAAGGCAGCAGTAGATACCGTTAAAAAAGATTTGGCTGGTTATGAATATCTAAAGAAAGCGTGGAAAGAGAGTACCACAATCGAAGGTGGCGTTATTCAGAATGCGTTAAACATGCTGGGATATACTGACCCGGTAGCTGGATTTAAAGTAATGTCCGGTATGAATGGTGTCTATGATGCTACTAAGGTCGGTGGAGGTATTGCTTCTTGGTATGGAGGTTCTATGAAGGATAGAGCAGATTATACAGAAGCAAACATGCCATCAGATGTAGCAAAGGCTATCATTCGTATGGATGGCTCTGGCTACCTTGCAAGCGGTGCTGTATGGTGGGGGACTGATGGTGTTTTCCATGCTGACCCACAATCATTCATCATCAAAAAAAATCAGCTTGGCGACTATGTTTCTCTATTCCAGATTGTATATCGTTCTGGAACTCCGAAGACTATTAGCTACATGATACCACAATATCCGATGCAGAAATTGACAGTTTCCGGCTACATCGAAATAGGAACAACTGGGTATCGCATTGGAGTGGATAGTGCCAATAATGCTATCAAAGTCTACAAAGAAGATGGCTCGGCAGTTAACTTCTACGCAAGTGGTGCTGTATCTGCAAAAGGTATCAGTTCCGGTAGCGGTGGAGGAGGTGGCGGTCTTATCGACACCGTTTATGGATATTCAAGTTTAGGTGGCACTTTTGCTGATTCAACATTATCAGACACCTTCAACGCATACACTATCAACAAGTTGGCAAGTAGAATTACTGAACTTGAAAAGAATGGTGGTGGAGGTACTGGCATTGCTGGTATCAAAGTTAACAGCCAAACTTATGCGCCAGACACAAGCAAGTATATTACGCTCCCAAACTACCCTTCCACTACTATTACTGGAACGGGAAATGTCCTTACCAACGCTACTTATGACAATAGTACGCGAGTACTGACATTAACTAAAGGCAATATTGCTACTACCGCCAACCATTTAGAGAGATATGCTCAAATAACCTCTACTGCGATAGATACTGTATCTACATTTACAGCATCTAAGACATCTGTATGGGAGGCAAATGGTACTGCATATGGAACTACTGGTGCTAATGATACTGTATTAAACATTGGTTCTGCGGCAAATAGGTTATTCCAATTAAGAGCAGCCTATAATTCTGATGATTTTTACTTTAGAGGTGTTGGTGCAAGTTCTTTCAGAACTTGGTATCAAATATGGCACGCAGGAAATTTAAATCCATCTAAAATAACATATTTAGGTAATAAATCGGATTTCCAATGGGTTGTTATTTTATTATGGAGAGATGCGCAAATAAATATGTTACATAGAATCAATGGTAAATTATATACCGAAAATACTGGTTATGGCCGTTATCAATATGCAGAAATTGACTTGTTTTTTTCAAGATGGTCTACTTCTAATTATGGGTTTTATGGCAATTTTGATACAGCAGGAATAGGAAGTGATTGGTCTTTAGTAACTTGTACATATAATGGTGAAAAATGGTGGGCTTTAAGACATACAAGTACACAAGCTGTTAGTATGTACTTTATGGGTTCAACAACAAATATTAGTTTTACTAAAGTGCATTACTATACTTCCAATTCTGGTACAGTTGTAAATTCAGAAGTAAACGGTTCAATTGCAAGCAAAGGGGATAGTATTAGTGTACGAAGTGTAAATGGAAGCCCATATGCCCTTCAAAAAGACATAAACGCTTTATCCAGCGTATATGTGAAGAAGGCAGGCGATACTATGACGGGAGACTTAGTTGTAGGTACTGGGCAAATAACTGCGAGAATATATTCTCAATGGGGAGGTTTTTCTATAAATATTAGTGATTCTATGACTGGGGGATGGGAAAGAGGATATGGTGCTAATATAAATAATTCTTCTACTCCAGTAAAATTTGGTTTTTATGGTAATGGGCAATCTGTTTCTTATGCTTATGCTGGACTTTATTCAAATCCGTGGCAAAAATGGGACAACAATACATCTACTATATCAACCGAATTAGTAGTAAATAAAAATATAATTGGATTAAATAGAGAGTTTTCGCTTCTAAGTGGAGATGAACATTTTCAACATAGATATTGGAGTTGTGCAGGAAGTTATAGCTATGAAGTATGGCTGTTGTTACCTATTCCTGCTACAACTAATTTATCCGGTCTTAATACTATAGATGGTACTATATCTGGATACACAAATGGAGCTAATCAATGCTTTTGGGTTGATGTGAAGATTTCGACTATTTATAATACTACTTTTTGGAATATAAAATCAATAAGCTCTTTTTTATCTAATCAATATGTATTAAAAAAATGTAAGTATAATGACATTTGGTATTATTGTATTGAAATCCCATATCGGGATAATAGAATAGATAATTATTATTTTAGAGGGGTTATTCGTTCAACTATTGCAGGAGGATTATCAACTATCACTTTGCCATACCGTATAAAATATAAAACTAAGGCAAATGGAAATAATGCAGAAGTTATTAATAACTCTGAGATTAATAGTAGTCTTAGTACAACACTGGCACAAGGAGGGATTACATATGTATCTTCTATTGGAGATACATATTATCAAAATATTAAACCCCATCTTAGTAATTCAATATTTTTGGGAACTACTGATTTAAGATGGAAGTGTGTTTATAGTTATAATCTCGACATAAGTTCTACAAGTACTTTTTCGGGACATGCAACGTTTAACGGTGGAATCACTGGTACTCTGACGGGTAACGCTTCTACAGCAACTACTTTACAGACGGGTCGGACGATTAATGGTACTACATTTAATGGCTCTGCAAACATTACAACTTCTTATTGGGGGACTACGCGGACGTTCTATATAAACGACCCAAGCGGAGCGCATTATAACTCCTATTCAGTTAATGGGTCGGGCAATGTAGATATGTACTTGCCTTCGACTATGACGGGATTTAGTTCCATTACAAGCACGACCTTTAGCGGCTCACTATCCGGCAATGCAAGTTCTGCATCAACTGCGACTAAGCTTACTACAGCACGTACTATTTGGGGTCAAAGCTTTAATGGTACTGCAAATGTAAGTGGAGCTATGACGGGAGTTACAAGCATTACTGCAAGCGGTCTGATAAGAACTTCAAATCTGTTCTCTGCTGGCGATGGAGGAAGCGATAATGCGTATGGTTATTATAACTGTACTCGTCCCAATACAGCTAATACCGGATATGTATGCTATGCTTTTGTTAGAAGTGGTAATTACGCATTTGGACTGGGATATTATAATAATGAAATAGTTTTAAGTAGCGCAAATACTTCAAAACAATTTAATGCAAGATGGTTACAATTAAATAGTTCAAGATTACTAATTAATGGCAATATAGAGGCAACTGGCGCAGTTACAGCCAAGTCTTCCTCTTCTGATATAAGATTGAAGAAAAATATCAAAGAATACAATGCTTTGGATATTATTAACAAGTTAAAGTCGGTGAAGTATTACTGGAATGATACCGCAAAAGCAAATTCTCCAATCTTTAATGACAATGAGGAGCATTACGGACTTATTGCACAAGACTTGCTAACAAATGGATATAGCCAATGGGTAAGTAACTGTTTTAAAGATTATTATGTAATACAATACGAACGTTTAATACCCGTATTATGGCGAGGTATTCAGCAAGTAGATAATGAGGTAGCTACCCTCAAAAAGAAGATAGCTACCTTAGAAAAAGAACTTAGTTCTGTAAAGAGGCAACTAAGCCTTTAAGCCTATTAATCTCTGATTTAGCATGTTCCAATTCCTTTCTCATTCGTTCTTGCTCTGATTCAACAAGACGGATAGAAAGGATATTGGCTTGCACAGAACCAATGATTGTTGCGATAAGGTCGGGAGATAAATAATTCAAGCTACCATATCCATATTCATCCTTTTCGTGACAGAAATTTGTGATACCAGCTTTCACCGCATTTTGATATACAAGTCCGGTATGACGTTTATTGTCTATCCTATCTTGGTATAAATCCAATGCTTTTTTGTTATAATTATAGTCATAAACTCTGCCAAGTTTTAGTAGTCTTTCTCGGTAATCTATAAGCCCATCGTAATTCTCTTTTAATCTAAAGTCAGAAGTAGCTTTAGCAGTGATTGCAGCCGTAGCAGTAATACTTCCAGTAAAATTCCATGTGATACCATCATATTGCATAACATACGATTTATTTGTAGAGATTGTCGGATTAGCAGTACCTCTCCACCAAAACCAAGACCCGTTTGAATGACAGCCAAGTCCCATTGTATAATTACCTCCAACGATTTCAATACTATCATTGCTCGTATTTGAGAACCTTGCTCCTACATAAAAAGAATTAGCGCCACTTGCAGATATTCCCGTGCTATTTATCAAACCATGCAGGGTGCAATCTCCAAATTCCATATTTGCCCAAGATGAATTGCTTCCTGCCCGCCAATGCCATTTTTTAGGAACAGACCTACCGCCATAACTTGCACCTCTAAAATTAACATGAAAATCAGTGCCTCCAGCTATAATAATCTCATTTCCACCGCTTGAAAGTTCCAAATAAGAACCATTTTGGGTTATACCAGAAGGAGATATGAAAAAGCCTTGGTTAGCATAGACCCAAGTTTGAATATACGCATTTGTAAATCTATTGCTATTTGAACCTATACTGTAATTATTATTGCTTAACGGAAAGATATTACCAGAATACATTCCACCATTAAAAGTTGCAGTTCCACCAAAAGTACTTGTAGAACTTAGTTTTAAAGTCCCTCCCTCAATCAAACCATCTTGTGAAATTATATTAGCGTTACTACCTAAGCCAGTAGTAAAAGGGAAATTCCATATTTCACCATAATTAGAGGGAATAGTTGTTCCATCTACAAAGTTTTTATTTGGAATAAAATGATACGAATCATTATAATTAAGATTTATAGCAGTTAAATAAATAGCATTGGATGCTCCACTTGTAGTTGAAGTAGAATAGGATATGTCTACATATCTATCACCATATGTATAACTTCCATTACTGTCTTTGGGAGCTAAAATTCTTACTGCTGTAAATGGAGCAGGATAACCATTCAATTGTGTTATTATAGGTTTACTTGCATGATGTGTCAATGATATTATAAAAGTTACAGACCTATTCATTGAATATGAATAAGAATTCGATATAGTTATCATTACAGTGTTAGAATCACTTGCACCCGGATATTTTAAAACACCAATTCTTATCCATTTAGAACCTGCACCTCCGGGTATTCCAGCGATAAACACCCTTTTAGTTAAATCATTAGAATGATATCCGTCTACCATATCCGCATTCAAATTCGTACATGTAGTAGTAGATACACACTGAAACGGCTGTGTGCCAGTAGGTATATGTGACTGGAAATATTTCCCATGTAAACTTGCATCATTTTGCCCAAAATGATATTCAGTAGGTCTTGGTCTATTATCTTTTGAAGTATATCCGAAATGTATGGCAGTACTACTATTTGTACCTCCAAAGTTAATCTCATTACTATTTTCTGGGTATAGCCAAATGGCGCTAATTCCTACTTTTGTATTTGGATAGTTTTGGTAATTGGAGCTATTAAGTATCTTTGCCCACGAAGTCCAAGAAGTAGTTTTTCCGTGACGAGTATATAAATCTTCATTAGTTGAAGCTATTTCCCAAGCTTGACCTCCAGTTGAATTTGACCATCCTCTCCAACCCCATACAGTTGCATAATTTCCACCACCTGAAAGCCCAATAGTAGTTAAATTCTTAATGCCTCTCATAATAAATAAACCATTATAGTCATTAGGCACTTGATTTACGCTTCTTGTATCAGCCCAATTAGTGAATTGGTATGGTTTAAGACTTCCGGAATGCCATACATTATAATTTACGCCTGCATATCTGTATATTATAGCATCTCTTAAATTATCAGCTAATCCTAAACATAATGTAGGATGGCTATCAAGTTTATCATTGTATAGGTAAGCTCCAAAAGTTGCATAATATCCTACTTCAACTGTAGCCGTTGTGCCATTTACAAATTGAATATAAGTTCCAGATGCATTACTTGATTTAATGGTAGCTACTGTTGCAGAAGTTGAAGTATCTCCAACAGTTAGTGTTCCCGTCAATGTTCCACCAGAAAGTTTCAGATATTTACTGTCTAAGGCAGAGGCGTAATTCCCTTCGTGCAGGATTTTATACCAAGTTCTGAAAGAACTAAGGTTTGTATCAAATTAGTAGCCAGATATTTGGAAGTTTCAAAAAAACACTTTATTTTTGCACGTAACAAAATGATATGAAAATGAAATTTAAAGACTACATTGACCTTGCAGAAAAGTATGAGGTAGAGAGTTTTATCAAGTCTGACCCTATACAATTCCCACGAAGATTTAAGGATAGAAAAGACATCGAAGTAGCGGCAGTCATAGCAGCTTGGCTTGCTTATGGCAGGCGTTCAGTATTCATTCCCAAAATAGATTATATTCTTACAGAGATAATGGGGAATAAGCCTTTTCAATATATATATGGCGTGGAATGGAATAAATACAAGGATAATTATACGAGCTTATACCGTATGACTTCTTGGCATTGCTTTGCTTCCCTTTGTGATAAACTTCATTCCATATACATGAAGTACCCTAATCTTGAAGATGCTCTTGGACGTGTTACTTATTCGCAGAAATGTACCTACTATTGCCAAGGATTATGCCATTTATTACATGGTGAAACAATGATACCCAGCCCAAACAGTAATTGTGCAAATAAAAGAGTGAACATGCTACTTAGATGGATGATAAGGAAAGATAGTGTAGTTGACATTGGATTATGGAAAACTCTATCACCTTCCCGACTTCTTGTTCCTTGTGATACACATTCTTTGCAGTCGGCAGTTGAATTTGGAATTATCCCCAAAGTAGATGAATCAAGAAAGACTTGCATAAAAGTGACTGAATTTGCAAAAAAAATATTTCCTTCTGACCCTGCAAGGTTAGATTTTAGTTTGTATGGCTATGGAGTGGAGAAATCAGAGAAATAAAGGTTATGTCAAGAATACTACGAAAGGATTAACGGGCTGGCTGAATGTAGAAGGTATTCATTTTGATGTGAATGTAACTTTTTGGAAAGATGATAAAGGAAAACCATTTATCTGTGTGCAAAGAGCCATAGAGAAGGTGTTTGATGAAAAGACTTGTACATTCAATGACATTAAACCTCGACCATTTATAGAATGCAATGCTTTTTATACGGGAAAACCTTTTCCAAACGTTTCATATAAGGGATATTTTTACCTTGCATCCTTTCGGTTTGAACTACTTGCAAGCTGGGAAACAAAAGAGATGAAATCCTTATGTATGATTGTAAGCAGAACTACTGAACAACCCTTGATAAAGAGAATTAACCAGATAATGAAAGAGAAAAACCATGAATTGCCAGAAACTTAAAAACGATTTTATCAATATGAAAGACAAGACACTCAAAGAAGTGTGTGACATTCTTAGGAAATATGATATGAATTGGGAAATTTCATTGTCATATTTTGTCGCCAGCCTATTCGGTGTAGATAGAGTAGATATGCTATCCAAGGATAGAAGTAAAAATGTAGTTTATGCAAGATGGTTTTATTGGTACACATTACGAGAACTAACTAAAAAAGAGTATGAAATAATTGCTAAGGAAACATCAGTAGATGATACAATTTTTGCTGCTGATGCAATCAAAAATGGCATTAGAGGAATAAAGGAACTTATATCATCCAATAGCTTTTACCGAGATAAATGGATGATAGTTAAAAGTATGGTAAGCTTGAAGAAACCTGCTTAGTTCTCAAATGCAAAGTTGTGGTGGGTTACTTGCCCACCATTTCTTTTTCCTTCGACAAGATATTCTCTATATTCTCCTCAGTAAATCCAAAGATAGCTGCGAAGCGTTTAAACTCGTCCATGCGTGACTTAGGTATCATTCTATACATGGAATTAATCGGTTTCTCACTTTTCATGGCTTTCATTGCCTTCAAAATCTCTTTTCTTTTCATTTCTTCTATTTTTACAACAATCACAATCACATAAGAAAATCTTAGCTATGTCCCATGTCCTATCTACCAAATCTTGACCTAAATACTGTACTTCTTCCCCTTCTAATGGAATACCGTAGAATTGGCAGATATGAACGGCACAATGTCCTAATTCATGGTGATATGATTTAAGAAACTCTTTTTCAGAGTTGGTTATACTAATTACAATAACAGATGTCCTACTGATGTAGTCACTGAATGTAAGCCCGGTATTTATGTTGCAAGAGGACAAGTTGTCATAAGCAATATCATAACTTTTACTGCCACATTTTAACTTATCCATTGCATCCAAGACTTCATTCAAATAATCACAACTGTAGTCCAAGAACAGCAATATATGCCAATCATATTTTTCGATATAAAGCTCTTGTCGTTTCATCTTTTTTTAGTATTTTTGTACAGAGGATAGGACGGAGTAGCTACCGTTCGATAAGGTGAAGCTGATACACCTTCCTCTATTCTTTTTATCAGCACTTATTAATATCAGCTAATTATGAAACGTACTACAACTTCTCAATTTATTGCAAAAGCTAAGAGCATTCATGGAGATAAATATGATTACTCTAAAGTAAAATACGAAAAAAGTTCTATTAAAGTCTGTATCACTTGTCCTAAACATGGAGAATTTTGGCAAACACCAAATAGTCATTTAAGTGGCAAAGGATGCTTAAAATGTTCTATGTATTCTTTAGTATCTGGAGTTGGAATTAATGATATAGAGATAAATACCAAGGATAAATGCTACAAGGTCTGGCATAGCATGATGAACAGATGCTATAGTAAAAAATATCATTCTAAATTCCCCACTTATCAAAATTGCTCTGTCTGCAATGAGTGGACTTATCTATCTAACTTCAAGCGTTGGTTTGATGAAAACTATGTTGATGGCTATGTCTTAGACAAAGACATCTTGGTAAAGGGGAACAAGGTATATTCTCCAGAAACTTGCTGCTTTGTGCCAGAAGAAATCAATCTATTATTGCTAAATAACAAAAAAAAAGAGGCAATCTACCTATAGGCGTGACTTTTAGAGATAATAGTTATTATGCCATTATGACTAAACATAATAAGACAAAACATATTGGGATATTTAAAACTCCTATTGAAGCTTTTAATGCCTATAAAATTGAAAAAGAAAAGTACGTCAAAGAACTCGCTGATAAATATTTCAAAGAGGGCAAAATAAATATAGAGGTTTATAATGCCCTAATGAAATATAAAGTTGAATATGCAGATTAAAGCATATCTTCCCAATTAATTACAACTCCCTTAGCAGAGCATAGGGAATAGAAATAACGGAAAGCCATTTCTGGACTGCCATCTACATCCCCTAAGTAATCCTGCACAAATTTGCAAAGCACTTGTTCATTTGCTAATGAAGAGCCAAGATAATCAGATTTTGCCATTGCAAAAATATAGCATGCGTTATAGCCATTATCGTTTTCTAAGGTCAAGTTATACTTCTTCATCAAAGCGTAAACCTCCTCCTTAGACAATGGAGTGACGGGCTGTCTACCTTTCATCATTGAAACGGCAAATTCATATAATTTCTTGCTGAAATTCATTCCATTAGTAGCAAGATAAGTCTTTAAACCTTCGGGGATATTGCTATATACATCAAAAGGAACATTCTTCATAATTTGAATATTTATTAGTTAAACAAAAGGGGAGAATAATCTCCTCCCCTCTACTACATTATCAACGACGGCGACGGCGACCTCTACGCTCGCTCATACGGTCTTCCCGGTCATAATCACGGTCGTAGTCTCTATCGTACTCGCGTCCGTAATCTTCACGACGTTCACCCATTTCTTCCATTTCGTCCAAAAGGGTTTCAAAGTCTTCCTTCAAGCACTTCATGCTCTCTTTGAAGTTATCGTAGGCATCTTTGACACCACCACGACCTCTTTGAGAAATTTCTATCATTCCCATACTATTTACGTTTTAGATGTTGTTTTACTGTTTCTGTTAGAACTATTCAGTTCTTGAAGCAGGGACTTGATGTCATTCAAATCACCTTTTAAAGATTTAACTTCTGATTCTAAAGAACCGATTTTCTCTTCCTGCTGTTTCTCTTTGGCAAACTGAGGATTGAGTTGTTTCAATATATCATCGCAGCTTTCTATTACAGATTGATGGTAATCTCTGCTTTCCACTATCTGACGGCTGGTCTGAATCATATTCTCAACCTCTGAAAGAATTGCTTCCTTCTTGTCCGACACAATAGCATTAGAATAGGTAAATACCTCCACATTTGTAGGAAGTTTCTGAAATTCCATAACCTCTTCACCAGCCTTTATCTTCGCATCTATAACTGTTTCCTGCTGTGCTCCAAAAGGTACAGAAGGATTATAGGTAGGATATTTAGGCATAGGATTAGATACGGATTCAACCGTTCCTATCTTCAATATTGGTTTCTCACCTTTGATAAGAATATAGCAAATATTCCCTTGCTTTAATGAACCAAACATAGTCTAAACTTTTAATTGTTACTTACTCTTTGCCGATGAAGCAGATGCAGACTGAGTAGCTGCTGTAGCTCCTGCCGGACTGTTGATTGCCGTTACTCCCATAAGTCTGAATATTCCACAGCATTTGTCAATATAGACCCAATGCTCAGTAGTATATCCTGCTTGAATTTGTGGTGCTGGTGCGGCTGTACCTTGCGGAACAGTTACATCGTGCCCAAGAACTTGCGTAGACTTATTGTCTATAACTGGAATTTTAGTCGTTCCCACATTGCTATTCTCTGAAACTACTGTACTGTTTCGGTTTGCCATCGGAACAACTACATTAACGGGTAATGTAGCTCCTGCTGTACTAACCGGGTGACGAACTTTCCAAAGAACTACTGTACGGTTTGGAAGGGCACGCCAGATACATGGGTTAATTCCATAATCTACTGTAGGAGTAGCTTCATCTGTAGTTTCTACATATCCCGAAGTTTCAATTACGGGAATGCCTGCAACGTCTATTTTGGGTACAATTACCCTTCTCGCTACGGAAACACCATTGTTAAAATAGGTAGTCATATTCCTTTATTTTAAGAGTTAATATTATAGGGGACACAAAGCCCCCTATGGATTATTAGCAACCGCAGCCACAGCCTTCGCCTGCCGCATAACCAGTAGCATAGGCGTTCACAAACGGATAGCCATAGCAACAGTTAGGGTTCGGCACACAATAAGCTGGAATGGGCGCAGGAGTGCGAAGCTGATTTACGATATTAGCTGTTTGTGCTTGCTGTGATGCACTAAGCTCCAATGCCGATTTCTCAGCACGTAATGTATCAATCTTATTCTGCATTTCGCGCATTTCAAGCTGACAGAACTTATCATTAATGATAGCACTTTGAGCGTCAATCTTACTTGCAATGATGTTGAACTGAGTATTAGCATTAGACTTCAAATCATCTGTCTGGTTGATTGTAGCAAGTCTATTTTCATATCCTTGACGTTCGATGGCGGTCTTCACATCGCAGCAGCACTGTGCCATCTGACTTGCGATTGAGGCGTTGCCAGCTTGAATAGCGTTGATAATCTGCTGTGAAGAAAGACCTACTTGACAGCCAACTTCTGCAACTTTAGCACTTACACCGTTGATAGCTTGCTGAATCTGACCTACTGAACAGTTCAAGTTAGTAGCCAGATTGTTGATAGCTTGACCGTTGCCTTGAATTGCGCTCATAAGTAACTCACGACCGTTATCGTTGTTAATGAGGTTAGCAAGCCCAGCACCAGACGGACAACCACCTTCATTGCCACCGCCAAAGCCGTTACCCCAGCCTCCGCGTCCCATCAAAGGGAATAAGAAAAAGAGGGAAATCACCCAAAGTAGCCACGAACCATCTCCACCGAACCCGTTATTGCCGTTCTTACCGTTCAATGCAACCAATAAGTTCGGGTCAATGCCTTTCTGCTGCAACAGAGGAGCAAGCATTGCCATCATTCCATTACCGCCAGCCATACCGCTATCTGGCGAGTAAATTACAGTTTTACTTTCAGACATAATATTATGATTTTAATTGTTTTATGCCCCAATATTAGGGCAATGCAAATAAACGGCTAAGTACGTTACTCCTAAAATAGTTTGTATCAAGTTCGGAACTAATCGCCATTCCGGAATACAGCAAATGCTTTTTCTTTAGCTTCTTGGTACTGGCAGTTGACATTGTAACGTTTAAGACGGGATTTGAACTTGTTCCTAATCTTATTTGTACAAGGACGAGATAAGCCAGTAAGCTCGGCTATCTCATTGTCTGTGTACCATTCTCCCAAGATGCTGACAAGAATATAACGAGCATTCACACATTCCTCCTTCTTTGAGGATATGATTTTTTCTTTGCTGACCTTGCAACAATCACTTACAATGCCGAGTGTTTCTTGATAAAGATTGATAATTCTCATAAGGACTTCTTCTTTTTAGTTTTTGAAACTGTTTCTATCAATTCGTTGGAAAGATTGTGTAGCTTATGTAAAGGAGTATAATCTTCCATTTGGTCTAATATCATAAGACCCCTCAATTTCCTAACTGTTTCTTTCTTCGGTTTTCCCATACAAGTATTGTTTTGGTTTGTGCAAAGTAAGCCCTATTCACGCGGAGAACCGAATGAACTTTACGAAGTCCAAATAAAAAGCCGTAATGTATTGGAACACTACGGCTTACACGAATAACTAATTTATGAAGTAAAAAAACTAAAAGTGGTTGCGTCGGGCATATTCTGCAATTAGAATGCCATCTCTATCTGGGTGTTTAATATTATCAAACTGTGGAAACAAGCGGTTTCCTATATCCAAAGAAGCCTTTTTAAGCTCTTCCCCACTACAGCCTTTGGGAAGAAGTGCTTTTTGCCATTCCTTAGAATCTACAAACATGTGGCGAATACCCATTACTTCAATCATAATAAGCTCTGCCTCATGGCAACGCAATGCTGATGCAGTAGATGCAAAGCGGCTTGGATTTACAAGAGGACGCTCCATCAGAAGCGTAATGTCATTCTTGTTGTATTTGGAAAAAAGTTCCATAAATTTGCTGTAATCCAACCGGGACACTTCTTTCTTTGCCTTTGTATAATCTTGTACTTTTTTGACGGGTGTCTTGACAAAAACGGATTCAATATCATCTCCGACAATACCGATGCTGCCGGAAACGCCATTATCCAAACCAACGTAAATTCTGCCCATATCATTTCGCTTTAAATTTCCACAAAGATACAAACTTTTTTAAAACTTCAAAAGAAAAAGCCCCGGATTAACCGAGGCTTCCCCAAATGATATGAAGTTGGTCGCAACACGCACGTCACGTATTACTGTGCAAATATAAGCATATTACTTCTTGCTACCAACGTTTTCATCAACTATTTTAGCATCATCAAACATTGCTGCTACCTTTGATGCTTTATCCTTGTCAATCAAAGGCTCGTCACCAACATTATCTACATAATCCGGTGTATCTTCACTGCGGAATACAGCTTGGTCGTCACGGATAGCTTTCTGCATCTCAACGGAAAGAGGAGCATTGCGAGATAAGTTCAGCTTAATAACCGTCTTCCTACTCATTTCGTAAAAATCTGTTACCCATTTGGAACTGTCACGTACATTGGCATACTGGCTTTTGTACGTCTGTGAATAGCGAAGCCCGTGAGCTTTCAGTTCCTCTAATGACATATATAATGTGCTTTCATATCCGTTCAAAAGCTGGAAGTAAGAAACGAATCCGATAATAGAAAGTTCATTTCGCTTCTTATCGTCTTGTTCAAACTTGAAGTCTATCTGACCCGTCAATCGGTTGCGGTTTATAAGCTCTCCTTCTCGTACATCTGTACAATTAATGTACTTGAACTGACCGCTTCGCAATGCCAACTGCACATAAGCCTTATACCCAATCTGAAATTGCGCTTCCGTAATACCTAACTTATTGTTCTTGTAAGGTATCAGATAAGCACAACCGAAAGATGGGTCAAGCGGCAAATCGGATGCAGTAGCACGAATAGCACCATACATAAGCGTTGCCGGCTCACATTCCTGCAATTTTGCATTGTTAGCTACTAAAGATACCAAATTGCTTACAAAAGCATCCTTTTTATCACTCAATACCTTTTTCAAATACTCTTGGGTTGCATTGTGGGATATGTAGCTATTCAGCCTTTGCAATCCCGTTACTCTCGTTTCGCTCATTTTCTTTTAAAATTAATTGATATTGTTCTTCTGTAAATTCCTTCCAGTCTAAAATTATAACCCTATACCCAACTTCCTTCTCGATAAGATTACGGTAATACTCCACATTGAAAAAATCATCTTCTTTAGGCAGAAACAAAGAAGCTTGACCTCTACTGTAATAATATACAATGTACCAATAAGAAGTGGCAGGAGCATCAATGCATGAATATACTACACTGCCAATATAGCCTAAAAAGAGAATACCTAAAACTATCCATACTAATATATTACTGATGGAGTAAAGCCAATGACCTACAAAAAGTAAACCAATTATAGACAATATAATGCAGACAAGAGAAAGTATCTCTTTTCCCACAGCCTTTATAATCTTACTTTTCATCCTTCACCTCCTTAGTCTTAATCAGTACATATCCTTTCTTCTTGACCGCCCTCTGATATTTAGCCGCCAGTTCTGGATGCTCAGCCGTAAAACGTACCTTGTCGAATTGAATAGATACGCTTTCGTCCACTCTGCTAATAGTGAAATAGGGGGTCTTTACACTCTTGATTTCATTCTTGCACAAGAAATCATAGAAACGGGATTTAAATTCCTCTATGCTGTCCTGCTTCTCCTTTATTGAAACAAGGATATTGTTTACTTGCTTCATCTGTTCTTGAACCTCGGCAGGCAAATAATCCCAATCTATTTCCTCACGTTTGTATTCAGTCATTTCGGACACGTACTGGGCGGCAATATCCATGCCAGAGGAAATATCAAATACTGGCTTCTTGAATATCACTTTCTTTCTGCTTATCTTATCGGGGTCAAAGGCAAACTGTAGCTGAAATTCGTCCTCAAACATAACAGAAGCATCATAGTGGCAAAGTTCAAGCTTGAAATCAGCACCTAACTGCTCTGCCAATTCCTTACCAAGCACATACTCAACATAAAGTTGTTCCTTATAATCTTTATAAGTCTGCTCGATGTCAGTAGTAGTAGCCTTACATTCGACCCATAAGAGCAATGGCTTATCCCTACTCTCGTCAAAAAGAGAGAAATCAATATGCACGAGCAAACCAAGTCCTTCACGCCCGTATTTCTGACTTCTAAAGCATTTATTGCTCTCCCAACGCTCATCTACTTGCACCAAGCTGTCATAAATCATATTTTCTATGAAATCACCGTACTGCATGGCAATATTAGTAATGTTTGGTCTTTCATACAGACCTTTGGCAATGGCAAGACGCTCTACTTGTGCTCTTTGAACACAACCGTTCTTGGCTATAGCGGCAAGAATACGGGCATCTGACCCACCGAGATTCCCAACTCTGGACGATATAATTTCGTCCTTGTAACCATAATTGTTCTCCATATCACTTCATTTTGTTAATAAATTGCATAATATCTTCCCTACTTACGTGACCTCTGCCTTTAGGCTGCAACAGCATATCCGCAAAGAGGTCTGCAACAACATTGTTGATGAAATCGTGAAGTGTACGCTTAGTCACGCACTCCTCCGATTCAGACATCTCAATCTTAGACTTGATTTCTTTAAGAATTTCATTGTTCTCTTCCAGCAAAGCTAAAATTCTATCAATCTTCTCTTCCATTCTCCCATCGGTTAAAATGCTCCAATGCCCTGCTAAGTGTCTGACAACAAAAAGCACTGACACCAAAATCGTTAGCTGTGGGATATAGAACTCTTGCCTCGTAATGAACTGTCTGACCGTTAAGAACTACATCAGTGTCGCTACATTCCCTACGTCTGAATACTTCATACCAACGTACACTCGGATTCTCAATAATCTCAACCATGTAAATGTACGCATTGTTACCTTTGTTAATCTGCTGGAAACGGAAAGGCTTCATACTGCCCTTACCGTTAAATTTTAATTCCAACTCCCTCATAATAATATATGTTCAATTTTATCATTACAGTTATGTTCTAATAATATTTTAGTAAATATATCAGTGGCTTGTTCTAATGTTTCAATTTTAACTCCTTCATTAGTATAGCAAAATAAATCATTAGAATTTACATATATATATTTATGTAATAACTTATGAGCTTTTCTTGATAAAATAAAAACAGACTTCATTAAATTATAATTCCAATGATGGGCTTCCTTATCTTTCATATCATATCCTAAATTCTTTAATCTACGATTAATATTTCGATAAGTTACATTTTTATGATAAAACTTAATATATTTACCTTTATAATTAAGTCTTTTATATTTCTCTCTTCCTCTAAGCCTTTCCTTTTCTACCCATTCATCATCTATAGATTTTACATTGTATCGTCTAATAGAATCTTTTTTTGTACACTCCTTACATTTATTTAAATGACCGTCAGCCATTTGAGAATGCTTATAAAAATCGGATAGTGGCTTTATTTTATTGCATTTAAAGCATTTCTTTTCTTTTTCTTCCATAATTAAAAGGGTAATCCATCTGGGTCATTTGGGGAAGGCTGATTAAAGGCTTGTGCTGCTACTTGTTGAGCTTGCTTAATCTGCTGCTGTACGGCTGGGGCTGGCTGCTGCCCAGTAGTAGAAGCTTCCTTCTTTCCACGTTTTATCAAAACATGAGCATTGTTGGCAATGATACTCCAATATTTCACCTTTGTATCTTGGTTTATAGTAGAACGCATCATACCCGATACCCAAATACGACTACCTTTCTTAGCATATTGGTATATCTCCTCAGCATCCGCACCAAACAATGTAACATCGAAAAACTCTGGAATCCATTCCACATTAGGAGCTTTGCCTTTAGGATAGCTTGCGCATACTGTAATAAATGCAAAACTTTGACCGTTCTTACTTGTCTTCAATTCCGGGTCTTTAGTAAGATTTCCCTCTACTTCAATTCTATTTACGTCCATTTTAATTCAAATTTATGTCAGTTTCAAACTTCTTTTCTAAATCATCTTCACTCATAGATATTTCATTAAGCATACTCAAACATATCAGAATATCCTTCTTTATAGATATGACACAGTCAAATTCCTCTTCACATCCATCCTTAACTGCTTGTGAGTACATCTCAAACATAGACTTTATCTCTGAGGTCTGAAATTTTACCAAATCCTCCAAATCATGGTGTAGAACCAATTTAGTTACTTCTTTCATTTTTACATTTTTTATACTATAACTTTTAGTTATAATGGTTAGTTATTCTTGTCTTAACAATGCCTTAGCAATAATATCCGGGTCAATCAGCTTTTTTCCTAATTCCCGAATAGCCTTGTTGCACGCATCAGTATTCAAATCCACATCGGGAACTAAAGCCTTCATAAGCTCATTCATTAGCTGTGACATCTTATTCAAGTCTAAATGGGCAAATTTAAGCCTCTTGAACGAAGGGTCTTTGGCAATCATCTCCTGCCTGCGGTACTTCAACTGGCAACAACTATAATCACACATAGTCCTTGCCATTTCCAGCCAACTGAAAAGCTCTGAATCCTCGACACAAGCCTTGTTATACTCACTTTTAATAGAATTAAACAGAGCATCAACTTCATCTTGAATAGCGTCCATGAAAATATCATTGGAATCGGCAAACTTAGCGGAAGAATCAGCCATCATAGCATTTATTACCTTCTCATATCTACTTCTTTCAAGCTCAACCTTATTCGCCAACTGCTTTACACGAAAGCGGTAAAAGGGACTTTTCCTTAACCTAAACAGTGCAAATATCACTGTAGCACAAGCAAGGTCGTTAGTAGCCATAATATTATAGCTGACAGTGGATATTAGTGCTTCCCGTTCGGAAACAACTACATATGTATCTTCATATTCCTCCATATCACTTTTTTCTTATCTGTATGTAGCCACGTGCTTCGGCAACCTTCAAATCCGGAAGGTCACTTTCCTTAACATCAACGGGTGTCTCACCATTGATGCTGATATAGTCAGAGAATCCGAAGCGCTTGACAATACGGTCATACATTCTTGGTGAACCATCGGAAGGCTTGTGCATAGCCTCCTTGGTCCAGTAAATTATCAACTTCATTTCTTTTTAACGTATTTCGCCATATATTTGGCCGGAAACAGCTTCATATCAAACAGCCATTTGATAATCAGAATGACCGTTTCGCCAAAGCTGTCTACCGGATTGTGAAAGGAGATTAAAGTCTTCTCCCCATGCTTGGTCTTACGGGTATAGGACAGATTATACACGTATGTCCCCTTACTTATGGTAAATGAGTATGTATAACCATCATCATCCACAATAAAGCCGGGAATCATGTCTATCAGACGCATCATACTCCAAAGAGGTATGTCACGTTCCTCGTCGTGCAAGGTCAAATCTGCCGTCCGAGGGTCAATACCCAATCCAAGAAGCAATTTGGACTGCATGACAGTAGTAGAGTTTGTATTGAACATGTTCATAATCTCATTCTTTAATTAGTTTCATCCATTTATCTGAATCACACTCGTAAAAAAGATTGCATCCACGATAGCTTTTCCGAATACCCAAGCAAACACGGATAATAATTGACTTGGTAATGCCCAGCCTGCGAGCCATCTCCGTAGCGGAAGGGTAGTGACCCACAATACGACCGTCCTTAATGACTATTACAGCCTTCTGAAAATGAGGCATCTTGGTAGAACCGTCAGCTATCCTCTTTTTCATAATCTCCGACAGCTTCTTCTTAGTTTCCTCGGAACAAGGTCGCCCTCCAAATCTCAATCTATGACCCTTGTTGAACTGCCCCTTGCAATTCCGGTCACGGTAAATAGGTTCTAAATATAACTCCATATCATTCTCTTAAATAGTCTTCAACATCAATACGACCCTTCTTGCACTCCGAACCGGAAACAATCAAGCTATCCAAAAAGGTTTCGCCATCATCGAAGTGAAACGTCACAGATACGTCCCCGACCTCTATGTTGTCACTCATATTGTCATTCCCGTATATAGCCTCCTGGCAAGCTTCAATGTAGCGGAGGCACTGGTGAAGGTCTATAGCTTGGTTAAAACTCAAATTCATAATCAATACAATAACATCTTTACCAACAATCCAGTATAAGCACTCGCAAACAACGCCATTTCCAGCCAGAACAGCCACTTCTTCTTAAGAAGCATGACAATGCCGGACACAAAGAAGAAAGCGGAAGGTATATACCACATATCAGAGAATACCAGCCACAAGGTAGTACCAAGTCCTGCTACTATAGTCCCACCGAAGTGAACCTTTCTCTGAAACTCCTCCTTAAACAAAGGGGCTGTACCGACAAACATCAGACCGCCACAAGCCAAGAAAGAGAGAAACTGAACACTGTCAGAGGACAATTCAAGCCATACGGGAACAAGAAGCATAGGACAGAGAACCATAGCAAGCTGAAACAGCCAAGAAGGACGGTGTTTATCCTTCAAAATATAGTAGGTATCTGAAAGCGATGCAGGCAGTCCGCATACCTTCAAAGCATAACCAATGTATGCTACAAGTGTTAATAAAGATAACAGATATAAATATGTCATTTGTTAACGATTTTAATATTATCTCAATGCAAATATAGAAAAAAAATTTCTAAAATGTAAACTTTTATTGCTGTTTTACAACATTGTGCTGCAAACTTCCACCAATATTGTCGGGATTGAACTTGTGAAAAGGCACAATGAGGGGAAATTTATCCTTAGCAAAGCCATAAGTACCTATCTTCCAGTTAGCAAGAACCGAAACTGGCTCGTCGCTACAATAAAAAACATAGGAATTGTCAGTTAACTCATAAAAGATGGGACACAACGTATTGTTCTCATTGTCGTACTTGAATCCACGGGAAAGCCAATGCTCAAACGCAACCTCTTCAAGAACACGATACATCCCCTTGTCGGAATAGCAATGAGCAATTTTACCATCACTATCCAAGTAGCTGAACACAACCGTGAAAATACCCGAAACATCTGTAAAAGCATCCACAAAGTAGTAAGTGGGAACACCACCATCGTACTTAGCCACAATGTCACCACAGAAAAACTTATTCTTCTCGCGGAGAAAGTCTGAAATAGAACGAATAGTACAGCAATTAGCACCTATGACATAGGAATCCTCAACCCAATAAGAACGCCATTCGTCACCTTTGTCCACAACATAAAGCTCGCGATGGGATTGCTTGTCAATAAACACCTCCTTTGCCTCGTAAATCATACGGTTACATTCATCCTCAAAGATGTGAGAAGAATCAATACCAAAATCAGAAAAGTTACAAGTAATGTCCTTGTCATCTGAACGCAAGACAAGCTTATTATCCGGACTAACACCAGATATAGCATACTTGCGACCGTTAACCGACAAGGGATAACCATTCAACCACTTGCCAGCAACAACGTTGAAATGCTCACTACGCTTCATAAATAAAATCTCCTTTCATATCATTCAAGTTTTTAGTTAAACAACACCGCAAATGTACTAACTAAATCCTGAAATCCAAATTATAGAAGCGAAAATTTTAATTTTATTTCGGTCGGACGATAAAATACTTAGGATGGTGGGTAAAATACGCAAATAAACGCTGTATAAATACAAATAAGACATACTACCAGCCAAACCAACATACAAGATTTCTAAAAACCACGATTTCGGGGGAATTAAAAACATCAGTAGGCAAATACACAACGCCACGGACAATACTTCCCGAAGTCGGAATCACGACAACGGCTGAATATCAGACACTTACAACATTTATCCCCAATACGGCAATTTACATAGCGGCTGATAATCAACTGTTTAGCCACGAACCAACCACACACTGCGTTTCACAGCGTAACGTGAATATCAACAACTTGCGATTTTTTTTATTTTTTTTCGGAAGTAGGCTATGTGTACCCCACCGTTTCCGGCTACGGTTTACCCCCCCCCCATACCCATATGAAGGATTCTTTGCCCGTCTTGCTTGTTTGCAGGGGCACGGAGAAACGAACGAAGCACGGAGAAAGCATTGCATACCCGGAACAATTACGAAAGCTTATACGGGCTGAATATTTAAACCAAACATCCGTTTACGACAAATATTGCATGCAGCTGTCGCCTTGTATGCGCGTGCGTGCGTGCTTAGGCGTGATTAATTAACTACTTAGGCTATATAATATACAATACAAATCAGATATAATTATATAATATACAATACAAATTATATATAATTATTATATATATAATATATATCGTGTGTGTGCATGTGCCTGCTTATGTGTGTGCGTAGTTGTCTTGCGAAGCAAGTACAACCGTGTGCGCGTAAGAAGTATATTATTGTTCTCTCATATCTCAGCATTGATATAACGCTATATAGAGCGCACGCCCGGATGTGCGCTTGTTGTGTGGGTGCGATTATTACGTAGCTTGCAATGGCGGTTGTGCCTTGCACGGGCGTTTCGTTTTTGTCGCTCGTAGCTGCCTGGATAAAGGCGGGAAAGACCAGAAGCCAAGGAACGGGAAAGTAGACTTTCTGTTTTTAGTGGCTACTTGTTTTTTTGGTGTTGTTATCCTTCATTATCGGCTGTTTTATGTAAATATTTGCGTAATTACGTACTTTATATGTGAATAAGGGTTAAAATACAATAGCTGGATATATTTTTAACGTTTAATTAACATATATATCAAAATAAAGCCGTATCTTTGTAATGTCGAAAGGGAACAAGGAGTTCAACGAAGACAGAGCGATATTTGAAAGACTTACATACTGGAAAAGCGTTGACGCATGAATAGTTACAATAGATAACATTACATGCGACGGTAGGCGCTGTGAGATATTGATATAGTGTCAAGCAAGTGCAATAAACGTAATTGCAGCAAGTATGTAGGAAGTCGTTACCTATACACTACTTGGCTATATGAATGATATGAAGAAGAAACGGGAAATAAGATATAAGTCTATGGATATATGACTATAATATATAGCTGTTATCTGATAGCCATCCGATTTTCCCGTACTTCATCTGTAATGCAGCCTAAGACGGTTACAAGCCCGTGGAAATGCAGAGTACAGAATGAAAATCAATTACTTAAAATATTCAGTAGGAAAGATTTACAATTAGTATAAACCTTATTACAAAGAAAGGATAAAATTATGAGATTCGGAACTTTTTATCACAAAGGACTTGATAATGTAATGGTGCAAATCAACAAGTTGAAAGTTGAGAGATTATTTAATGCAGGAAAAACAATTTATTTACTTCCTTGCTTATGTAGCCCCGATAGCTATGGGGTTTCTCTATGCCCTATAAATATAGAACATTGTTATGATAATAGTTTTAAGAATATAGTAAATGATTTTACTTATTATTCGTGCTGTAATGAACTGGGCAGATATCCAGTGTTCTTTATTCGGAAAGATGAACTTTATTAAAAAATGCAATGATATGAAAACTTACGATTATCTGGAGAACGTGAAAGAAGACGTTAGAAACTACATTGAAGAAAATAAAATCGTAGTAACAAGCAGCAACCGCGAAGAAGTGGAGCAAGAATTGAACGATACGTTGTTTGTAAATGATAGCGTAACTGGAAACGCTTCCGGCTCATACACATTTTCAACGTGGCAAGCAGAAGAAAATCTTTGCCACAACTTTGAATTGTTAACAGAAGCACTAACTGAATTTGGCTGTGATTTATCCTACCTTGAAAAAGGTGCAGAGGCTTGCGACGTTACAATACGTTGCTACCTTCTTGGGCAGGCAATTTCGGAGGTATTGGACGAAAAAGTTAACCGAAAGAATTAATAACATTTTCGATAATGGCCGCCATTCACATTTTCACGATGTTTCAAATAATGGTTGTGAAAAAATTAGTGGATGTATAATAAATTATAGGAAAATTTTAAAGCGATATGTTTTTAAGTCTCATGATAGATGGCAGGAATGTTATTCTATCAATAAAACAAGCATACGTAAAAACTATAGCGGTGTAACCGAAATAGTAGAACTTAAAAGTAAATAATTAAAAATTAAAATGATATGAAAAAGTTAGAAACAAGTCAGATAATAGAGAACGTATTGGCAAATGGAGCAATAACAGAACGCGAAGTATTACTTTTGAAAAAGCGTGCGAATAATGGTGATAATGAGGCGGCAAATTTTTATCCTGGTTGTGATACCGAAATAGACGTAACACCTGAGCAAAGCGCGAAAGGGTATAAGTGGCTCATGAACTTGTATAAGACACCTACGGGAAAGGAACGAAAAAACAATCCGTTCGGTTATCGGGAAATGAATATACTCGATAATTACAAGGGTGAACGCTTTCAGTTTGTAGGCTTCTATAATAACGGTAATAGATGGCGCGATTATTATATTCCCATATATTCTTTATGTGGTATGGAATATTACGTAAATAGCGAAGGTAGTATTCAAATAGTTGGATAATATGAAAAGAAAACGTATTAAAAGGAATTTATAAGCATGAAGGAAGTTGTAAAGCAATATATCAATAGTGGCACACATATTCGTGTTGTGCTAAACCTATTACAGTAGGAACTAATTATTTAACTTACAATATGATTCATAAATTATCATTCAACTTTTGGGAAAATAACAAAAGAGTAAAAACAGACCGTAACACAATTTTAAACATTAAAATACAATAATATGAAAACGAATACATTAAAATATACAGTAGTAAAATCTTTCCGTGAAAAAGGTATCACCTATAAAGTAATAACAACCATTAAATTGCATGATGAATGTAAGAACGGTACGTGTTCATGGAGTATAACGGGCATACTCCAGCAAAAGAAAGGAAACGGACGTTTTTACGATATTGGGCACGGTTGCATCCATGAGGAAATATCAAAAGCTTCTCCAAAATTGAAAATGTTTGTAGACCTTCATCTATGCGATTGGCGTGGTACACCATTATATCCAGTTGAAACTGGATATTACTTTTTACAAAAAGATAAAAAGCAAGCAAAGGAATATTTGCGCGTAACTGATGAAGAACTGGAATTTTTGGCAAAGTGTGAAGACAAAGACTATTTTAAATACCAATTGTTTGCGCTTGGTATTGTGGAAAGATGGCAAGAAGAAAGCAGGAAAGCAATACAAGCACTGGAAGAATTAACGGGTGATGTTTGGGTTAATCCATATAAGGAAAGCGAAGAACGCCACAGACTTGTTTTAAGTGACGAAGAACGCGAAGAAATAGAGGGGAAAATATTATCTGGATATTATACGGAAAGCGCGATACAAGAACGCCAAGAAGCTAAAAGAATTGCCGAAATAGAGAAAAGAAAAAACGAAGTGATTAAAACCTTTGAAAAAAGAATAAACAAAGCAACAAAAGAAAAAGATGTAAAATTAGCTATATTAGGGGCTGGATTATTATCAGATAATTATATCTACTATGTTGAAGGTAATAATGTAGTTTTCAATTATTATAGCTATCACGACAAAGTAACAGAAGAAGAATATAATAACATGCTTAAAAATATAGACTATTCTCTATTGCCGGAAGGAATTAAATTTGAATTCAAATAATAATAATAGAACTATGAGTATAACAGATTTTTATAACGGACGCTTTGTTTGCGGTAAAATATTAAAGCGTGATTATCGCATTATATGGCAACGGATAGTAATAGCTACAGCTGTTTTGTGTGGAATTTTTATTTTTATGATGGTTATTCAGTTGATGAGCTGGCTATCAGATTTATGTAACTACGTTTTTAGATAATAGCATGAAGTTAATAACTAAGTTTAAACCGGAACTCAAAGAGTTTATAAGCCTGCAAGGGTTGAATATCAATGATACAATGAAGGCAGTGAGAAACGGAAATCTGTTTATTTATAAGGCAGAAACAAAGCGCGAAATATTGTATCATGGTATTACTAATTTAAAGCACCCGTATATATTATCAGAGCATAAGCTTCCATTATAACAAAAAGTTATAACTGTTTTGGTAATATATATAATATATATAATATATATAATATAACAATAAAGTAGTGTATGAAAACTTATAAAAATTTTGAAGAAGACTTTGAGAAGGCAAAAGCGAATATGGAACTTCTGCAAAATATTGTTTCTGTAGGCATTTCAAAGAAACAAGCAGTCTATTTTTATGCCATATCAGTGGATAGTAAGTACAGCATGGGACAAAGAACGTATCTATACGTAGGTGATAAATTGGTGCATTGCAATGATGAAAGAAAGTTTTATGTAGGGCACAACAAATTTATTGAAACACACGGAAAAATAGTTGTCCGCTTCAACAAAGGAGAATTTAAAAAGTATATGGCTATGTGCGAAGAAATGTATAAAGCCCTTGCAATAGAGGCGAACGCATCTAAATATATTTCTTTAGTGGATAACATAAAAGACTTTATAAAGCCTAATATTGACCTTAAAACAGCCAATTTAACAAGAGCAAGGGAATAGGGTGTGTTTACATAGAAAAACAATTTGTATAACTTCTAAATATTAAAAACTATGGCATTAATAATAATTATCGGATTTATTGGCTGTTTGTTGTCTGGAGAACTCATTAAATTAGGCAGATAATGGGAAAGTTCATGCTTCTACTATTGGTGTGGGATATTGTGGCTTTATTTGCCATCATACTACGTACTAACTTCAAATATAGTAGTGATGTTGTCAGTTGGTTAATAGCCGGAATAGCTTTGTCTGTAATAATAATAATCAGTTAGTAATAAGATGGATAAATATGTTTACTACCTTCGTGTATCAACGAATAAACAAGGTGATAGCGGTTTAGGGTTGTCAGCCCAAGAAAAGACTTGTATAGACTATATTAATAGCAAAGGTGGAATTATTTGTGGTAAGTTTGTAGATGTGGCTTCGGGAAAAGACTGTTCCCGTGTGGAGTTGTGGAAAGCTATAGAGTATTGCAAAGCTAATAGTTGCACCCTTGTAGTGGCTAAGCTCGATAGGCTTTCAAGAAATGCCGAATTCGTTTTCCATGTAGTTAATACGGGTATAGAGATATATTTCTGTGACCTTCCAGTAGTCAACACTATGATATTAGGCATCTTTGCATCCGTGGCGCAGTACGAGCGCGAACTAATTAGCAAACGAACAAAGGAGGCTTTAGCAGCGAACAAAGCTAAGGGCATATTATCCGGCACAGCTAATAGCAACTATCGAATTGACGAAGAAAGCAAGAAGAAAGCAAGTATATCCAGCGCACGAACGCGAAACAGAAAGGTAGTAGAAAGTGCTGAGTTCGCTTGCTTTTGCAGAATACTACGAAAAGTAATACCTATACTGAATAAAAATTCTACGGATGAAGAACTATTCTTTTTGAACTGGACTAAATATCGTACAAGTTTTGTACTCACCCAGTATCACAAAGCGGAAATAAAGGAACTCATGCAGGAAGCCAATAGGAACAACAATAAACTGTTTATCGGCATTGACTTTACGAATGCTAATTTTTATCAGTATATTAGTAGCCGCGTACAAGCTACGTTCAATTCAATTTCTAAATATAAAGAATATAATAACCTATAAAAAGCAAAAGTTATGGAAGTAAATAATATCATGGTATATATAGATAATCTGTTACAAGGCAATTCTGACAAGGAATGCGCGGATATTTTAAGGGAAGTGATATCTGAATGCCAAGAACGCATAGAATACTGCGAAAACGGAGCATATGCTAATCAATTAAAATAATATGAGAATACTTCAAATTGCCCTAATAACACAAAAGGGTAACGTCTTTAATGTAAAGATGCAGATAGACGAAATTGTCTTTGAGAGTAAAGAAGAAGTAAGGGAAAAGCTTCTTTCTGTATTTGCCAATAGGCAGGATGCTGTAGTAGACGTTGTAATTCATTCCATACAAGACGAATTAGAGCTTTCCGACTACTCCAATGAGCAACTTAAAGCAGAACTAAAAAGAAGGTCAAATATCGCGCGTATGAAAGCTATTAGAGAAAAGCCCAAGTATTATTATTGGGAAGGTACTATAGTTGATATTCTGAAGCGATATAATAGGTTTGCCAATTGGAAATTTAAAATAGATTCCGAAGAACTGGCGGCAAATGAAAATTTTTCGTATCTGAATAAATGGCATGGTTTTGAAATGATAAGCGGTGCTTTCAATATGACAACTGCACCAAAAGTTGGGGATAGGGTCAAATTAAGGTATCGTGTAGTAAAAAGTCATTTTCGTTCCTATAGAGATTCTAAAATCGTATCAGTAATAGAACGGGCTGACTTGTCAAATGAAACAGTAATAGCAGGCAGTGACTTGTAAACTAAAACCATAAAGAGATGAAAGCAATATTAATAGCAACAAAGGAAACTGTTGACGTAATAAAGGCTGGAGAATATACCAACATTTACGTAACAGAGGACGGAAAACAGTCGTTCTTAGGCGATGAACTTATTCTTCTTGATGAAGTGAAGGAAGAAGCAAAGGAACGTGATTGGGAAGAGGTTAGGATAAATGCTGCAATAGCAACGATGCACTCACTTTTAAATAATCCACAATATGAGAACAAATCAATAATAGCCATAGCTGACGCGAGTGTAAGTATGGCTGACGCATTGGTTAAAAAACTGAAAGGAGAATAGTATGAATAAAATAATGTTTATAATAGGGAAAACCACTATTGAAGATGAAATTTCAAAGCTCAACAAATTAATGGCTGAATTAAAACAAGAATATATACAAGACAATACTCCATATCCAGTCGGAACTAAAGTCGTTGCAACTGAAATCATAGAAAAAGATAGAAGTGTTGTAGGCTGGATAAGCAGCTATGAAGTAATACATAATAGCATCTATGCAAAGATAAACAAGGTAAATAAAGATGGTTCACTATCTGAGGTATTGAACAAACGAATCAATGTAGAGGAGTACAATTTTGAATTTATTAGGGAGGATTAGTATGGAGAAACAACCGATTAGCATACAAGACGTGATACAAGAACTTCGCGACTTGTTCAGAGTGACAAACAGAGGATTTTCAAGCGAGATAGACGGGATATTCTTTATTGATAAAAGGCAATATTCCGCATCCGAGGTACACATGAAGCTTGAAATGTACTTCAATGACAAGTACATAATCAACGGACTCTGTAAGATATATCCAAATTGTGTGACTTATACACGATTTGAGATTAAGAGCATTGACAAGCTGATGCCTAACTACAAGCTGATGGGATGTTATACACCAAAAAAGGAGGACTAAATCATGGCGAAAAGTATATTTACTCCAATGGAGAAGTTCAACGAAATTTTGGCGGTCTATAAACTTAAATCGAGTAATATCGGAGAGTATGAGGGAAAGCACATCAGAGTATTCCACAATGAGAAGAAACTGTTTGATTACTACCCGTGCCGGATGAAGCTATTTGACTACCACAGTTGGTATCAGCTAAGTTATCCTATGCACGGGAATAAGGATTGGGAAAAGGAACTAAGGACAATAATCGAAAAAATGATAAGACAATGAAAAAAGTAGTAGTAACATTGATTGCTTTATGCAGTGTTATGTGTTCAGTAAATGCACAAAAAATCAGAAAAAATGAGATTGATAAGTTTACAAAAGCTCATGTTGTCGAGACGTCAAGACCGTTAGTCAATAAATATCCGGGAATACTATATGCTTCCTTTTATAAAAATGGCGATGACGAGTTTTTACGCCTTTATTGGGAATGTAGTGGTATTATATCTATGGACAAAGGGAACAAAGTTATTTTTCTTGATGTAGAAGGGAATCCATACACATTTTATAATTCTCAGTATATTATGTCAGAGGATATACATGCAACATCCAATAATTTAGGGAGTGAATATATTTTAGAAATGTGGCTCGTTGGGGATTTGGGTATATTTGAAGACAAAGAATTAGCAGCAATTAGGATTTATACAAACCAAGGCTATGAGGATATAAAGTTAGGCAAAAGAATAGCAAAACTGAAAGAATTGTATTCAGTTTACAAGTCGGCTTTATAATAATTGTTAATAGTTTGACTTGTTTTTTGGAAGTTTCAAAAATAAAAGCGTACTTTGCATTGCAATCGAGAAGTAGAATGCTCGGTGATAAACGATATTAGGATTCAATAGCAATTCAACATATAGCTTACATTGGCACATTCTACCTGCAATCGTGCAGCCTGCCAGTGTATAGCAAAGCTTAAAGCACTGGGAGTTTTCTCGGTGCTTTTTGCTTTATTATGCTAAACGGCAGAAGGTTTCTTATCTCCACACCTCGCATACGATGCTTTAACATTGAAAATGGGATATTGTACTAACAAACTATGTAACTACTGGATAATGATAGCAATGCCTTGCCAGACAACTATCGACTTCATGCCTTTTAATAACAAAGTAGATTACATAGAACGAAAATATAAATCCTACATAAGTAGGTGGAGGGTACGGGAGTGTTGTTAGTGCATGTAGGCGTTAAAGTAAGCCGAAAATATTCTTTTTATTATTTATCTTTTAAATCTTTAGATAAATGGTATGAAGGATATAAAAGGTAAACTATATTAGTAATTGAAATATTATGAAAAAGAAGCCTAAAAACAAGAAATGGAACAAAGGAACGACTAAGAAGAAACCTATTGTTCAAACTCCATTAGAACTTTATAATGCAAAAAGTTATATCAAAGACTATGCAATCATTGCTAAGTTCTCCAGTATGTCGGATAGTACGAAGGATTGGATTGAAGTCCATAGATATGATTTACAAAACAAAGCAAATAAGTATGAACACTTTGTGGGAAATTATCTGATTAAAAAAGGTGTTAATTTTATCCACCAAGCACCTTTTGTTATCAATCGAAAGATTTACTTCTTAGATTTCTTTATTCCTACATTAAGAGTTGCTTTAGAGATTGATGGTATATATCATTCATCATCAAAACAGAATGAAAAAGATTCATTTAGAGATAAGGGCTTTAAAACAATTGGAATTAAAACTATTAGAATAAGTAACGATGAAGCTAAAGACGAAAAGATATTAGATATTCGGATGAAAGCAGAAGGCATTGTTAAACTTTAAAATACAAATGATATGAAGATTATTTTCTTAGACATTGATGGAGTTGTTTCTACCCATCGTTGCCAATGGCAACTTGACCCAGAAAAAATGGAATTGATAAAGAGGATATGTGATGCTACGGATGCTAAGATAGTGATTACTTCTTCTTGGAGGGGACATAACTTGAAACAGACCATAGAGAATTTGGTTGACTTGGAGAGAGAAGCAGGACACCAGCCTTTTTTATATCCCGAACTTATTGTCGGATGTACTGACAGAATGTATTGCTTCAAACATGGAAATAGAGATACTCATTTTACACTTCCTCGCGGTTGCGAAATACAACGTTACTGTTTTGAGCACGAAGAAATTGAAAGTTATGTTATTCTTGATGATGATTCGGACATGCTTCTTAAACATAAGGACAAGTTTATTCAGACCAATGCCTTGTTGGGTATCTCCGAAGAAGATACAAAGAAAGCCATTGCTATATTGAAAGGTAAGAAACGTGCTTCGACAACAAGTAAATTATTTGATGTCCGTGCCGACTTGTCCTATGTCAGTGAGGAACTGAAAGATGCTTGGAACATCTGGCTTGACTACAAGGACGAAATAAAGAAGCAGTACAAGACGGAACGAGGCGCAAAGATGATGTATTCCAAGTTGGAAAAGTATTCCGATGGCAATCCGATTCTTGCCAATGCCATTGTCAACGAAGCCATCTGCCATAGCTGGGACGGATTCTATTCTTTATCTGACAAACAGAAAGACTTTTTCTTATCGGATAAAAGCCCTTATAGGAGCGAAAATTCCAATTCTTCCTATATAGCTAAGAGATTGCAGGAGTTGGACGAGAAAATCGAAAAATACAAGTAGTATGATACTAAATTTAAGGTGATATGGAAGTAAAGAACGGAATAATCATTGACGAAGTGCTGCATGAAGCTGTGAATTATAGTAATGATAGTTCTTGTAGTATATGTTCTCTTCGTAAGGAATGCGATGAATTTGAAAGAAAATACAAAATACATTTGTGTAATATAATGAAGTGTTTTCGTGTCGCTAATCGTGGCAAAGTAACGGATATTAAGATAGATAAGGAGGAATAAATAATGCACCAGTGTGACTATTGTTGTTGGTATAACGAAAGATACGGAAATTGCGATTGTCCGTATGTAATGAAGAAGTTGGCTTGTGATAAAGCTAAAAAGGAGAAAGAAAGGAGTGAGAAATGAAATTAAAACATCCATTAGATTGGTATAACGAAAACACACCATCGGAAGATGAAGAATACGAAAAGGGATGTCTATCTATCGCCTTGATAGTAGTAATCATTTTCATTGCATTAACGGTTATAATTTTATCTTACGAATTATGAAAACAGAACAAGTATTATCAATAGAACAAATGAAGCACTTGCAGGAGCTTGGATTAGATGCAAGCGATGCAAGTATGTGTTGGCATGATGAATGCTACCCAAATATATCAGAAGAGCTGAAGTATAATTATGGACGATGCTATCTAAAAATAGGGAATTTAATTGGCTGCTGTCCTACTTATACCTTGCAGGACATCATACAGAAGTTACCGCCTTCTATCAATATATGTATGCTGCATATATATAAGGCTGCCGACTTGTGGCATTTCGTGTATATGGATTCCTATACTCGTACTATCATAAGTACGCAGTATAGCCCAGATATTATGAGTGCAGCCTATCAAATGCTGTGCTGGGTGATTGAAAACGGACATTTAGAAACAAACAAGTAATGATATGGAACGAATAGTAGAATTAAGAGGATTAGAAGGAGTATATTGTAGTGATGTAGTTCATGCTTATATGTCTTGCAATGCAGAAGACGTTCAAAAAGCTTTGGAGATTGGGATTCCATGTACTGGAGCAAATGACTACGGAGCGTATAACATCTATTTTGACGATTACGGAAGAATATGTTTTGAATATATGCAACGTTGTGTAACAAGAGAATACAGATACGTTGAATCAATAGAAGAGGCTATAGACTGGATGAATAGATTTATGAATAATGGAGGTTGATTATGGGTAAATATAGATACAGAGAAGTAAAGAACTATATCCACAACGAACTAAAGTTGACTAAAGAGGATATAAAGGAAATTATGATTCCAATCGTGAAAGAAGAAGTAAAACGTATCTTCCACAATACCTACGGAAACGACGTTGATATAGAGAGGTGGGTTCGTTGTATGGTTTCTGACGAAATACAAAGGCATGGTGATTACTCTATGATAAGGAATTTGTGCAGGGAGATAATTAAGGAAGAAATTGCCGATAGGTTGTCAATTGATATAAGTCTTAAAAAGAAAGAGGGGTAAAATATGCAGGACGAAATTTCTTGGAACGATAATACCTATTATGAAATTTATAATCCATATAGTGATATTTCTCCTTTAGAACCGTGTGATGCACCCAAAATGAGAAAATATCGCCCAAAAGATGATAGGTGCACAAACAAGCAGATTGCGAAACGCAGGAAGAGAAACAAGAACCGTAAAACACATGGAGGTTATGGTTTTATATTTAAGTGCCGAAAACCCATAGGTCTTTAGCCTATGGGATGTAAGGCACTAACCTTGTTGTTCAATATATTTCCTAATTGTTTCTGGACTTGCTTCTCCTATTGAGCAACAGAAATATCCATCACTCCATAATGTGCGTTCAACCCAAAACTCTTTTCTCAACTTACTCTCAAATAGTTTCCAAGCGAATATCGTACTCTCTTGCTTGAGTTTTCTAACAATAGATGTTACTGATATGTTCGGTGGATAGTTGATGAGAAAATGGATGTGGTCTTTGTCTGACTCCATTATTTCAATATCAAAATCAGACTTTTCTGCGATACCCTTTAAAATACATTTGATAGTATCATTGAATTTGCCTACGAGCAACTTCTTTCTGTACTTAATACAGAATATCAAATGACACTTCAAGTAATATTTGTGTCGGTTACTATGCTCATAATCACTCCTCATACTACAAAATTAACGAAAATATTTCACTTTTACAAAACATTTCTTGTTTTTGTAAATACTTATATGTATATTTGCACTATGATTAAGACGATAAATAGAACATACAGATTTAGGATATATCCAAATGCTTCCCAAATGGAATTGTTGGCGAAGCACTTCGGCTGTACTCGCTTTGTCTATAACTATTTCCTTAATCAAAGGCAAGAGCAATATAAAGAGGAAGGAGAGAGTGATAACTACTATGCTCAGGCAAAGGCTTTAACTGAATTAAAGAAAAAAGAAGAAACCGCTTGGCTTAAAGAAGTAAACTCTCAAACACTTCAATTTGCTTTGCGTAATCTTGAAACTGCATACACTAATTTCTTCCAAAAGAGAGCGAAGTTCCCTAACTATCACTCAAAGAAAGGTAAGAATACATTTACCGTACCCCAATTTGCAACTATTGAAGATAGTAAGTTGTGGCTACCTAAATTCAAGAGTGGTATAACTATCCGTCTGCATAGAGAAATCAAAGGTAAGATGGGCAAAGTTAGTCTAACTAAAACTCCAACAGGAAAGTATTTTGTATCAGTATTCACAATAGAGGAGTATCAAGAACTTGCACCTGCTAATAAAGCAGTTGGTGTAGATTTAGGTTTGAAAGACCTACTGATAACATCTGATGGTGAAGTATTCAAGAATAATAGATACACAAAGAGATATGAGAAGAAACTTGCAGTAGCACAGAAACACCTCTCAAGAAAAAAGAAAGGCAGTAATGAGTACGAAAACCAAAGGCTCAAAGTCGCCAAACTTCACGAGAAGATTTCTGCTTGCCGTATGGACTACTTGCATAAGTGTTCTCATTCTCTAATCTCTAACTACGATACCATTTGTATTGAAGACCTTAATGTAAAAGGTATGGTACGAAACCATAAACTTGCTAAATCAATTACTGATGCAAGTTGGGGGACATTCGTCACTATGCTAACATATAAGGCTAATTGGAATGGTAGAAATGTAGTTAAGATTGATAGGTTTTTCCCATCCTCTCAGACTTGTAATGTTTGTGGCTATCGTAATAGCGAAATAAAAGACTTGAAAGTAAGAGAATGGGGTTGCCCATCTTGCGGTACACATCATAATAGAGATGTAAATGCTGCTATCAATATCCTAAAATTAGGATTAAATAATATATCGGCAGGGACTGTCGATTACACCGATGGAGAGGATAGAAGACCTAATCTTTTGAAAGGGCATTCCTCTGTGAAGTCGGAAGCCCACGAATCTTTAGTTCGTGGGTAGTTCACAGCACCTATATGTAGAGATATTCTTAAGAAAGAAATAGTTGATAAAATATCAATAGAGGTAAATATAAAAGATAAATGATATGGAAATAAAAGGGAAAGTACATTGCTTCTTTGAACAAAGCGCAACATTCCGTGACGAGTTTAGAAAACTTGGATATGAATCTTTCGATTATGATATACAAAATTCATACGGAAAGACAGACTTTCAGATTGATTTGTTTAAAGAGATTGAGAATGCGTATGATGGAATGGATAGCGTGTTCGACAATATAACAAAAGATGATTTGATTATTGCATTCTTTCCTTGCATTTACTTTGAGAACCAAAAGATGATGTATTTCTCTAATGATAGTTTAAACATCAAAAACAAGACATTATCAGAGAAACATCAAATCATACTTCAAATGATAGATATTAGGAACTACTTTTATACGGTATTGTATAAGATGTTCTTTGTGTGTGAAAGAATTGGATTAAGAATCGTATTGGAGAATCCAGCAACACAACCTAACTTCATCTTATTCACTCAAAATTTCTATGTAAAACCTACCATTATTGACAACAACAGGCAGCTACGAGGTGACTACTTCAAAAAGCCTACCGCATATTGGTTCTTTAATTGCAAACCTACAAACGGGCGCAGTTATCAGAAGCCAAAAGAGACTAAAATAGTTCAGAAGAGCAAGCAAGGTAAGAGTGCCGGTATATGTTCGGAAGAACGTTCTCTTATATCACCGGACTACGCAAGGAATTTCATTTGCGACTTCATACTTGGGAAAGTTCAAAAACATACACAACTTGATTTATTTAAATAAGAGGGAATAACTATGAATGAAGAACTTTTAAAATTAGCATATCAATCCCTCAAACGTCAATTTGACAACATTAGCAAAGATAGTTGGATATGGACTGATTTCTTTGAAGATGAAAAAGTGGGATTTGATTACTTCAAAAAACAAATTGAACAAGATGAAGATTTTGCCTGCCTGCAAGACGAGACATATTACTTGGACGAGGATTTAGACGAACTGGCATATGATATAGCTTATGAAATTGCTTTAAAGTTGAAAGAAAATGATTTTTTTCATCAATGTGAACAATGTATGTTAGAAACTTATAGAATTGAATAATTATGGACGAGAAATTTAAAAAGAAATACGGTATCTACGATGGTATAGATACAAGCACATTCAAGCATATCCCCGAAATTAGTTTCTACAATAACAACTATTTCGTGGGCTTAAAGAGAGATAAAAATGTAACAAATGACCTACTTTTCGCACACAGTGATGATGATAACCAAACAGACTGGTATGTTTTAAATGGAAGTTTTGCTACATATATTGGCTACGAGTTTACAGACAAGGGAGTAATTAATCTTAGTGATGAACCATTTACTTAATGATTATGAAATATATATTTTCTAAAATTCATATTTATAGGTGCTTACCACCATATAGTAAGCGGAAACACGGTTTAGAGGCTACTGCAAAAATATGGAAACATTTTGCATTAATCTTTATCATTACGACTATTGTTCTAACAATTAGATTATTTATACAGCTATGACCGAAGAACTTGTAACATTAGAGACAGCGAAGCTACTAAAGGCGGCAGGATTTAAAGAAGATGTTAGTAGCTTTTATGAATTGGTGTATAAAGGAGGTAGTGGTCCTGAGTATGAGATAGATGAAAGCTACGATGCCCAGAATTATAATACAGACGTTTACTCTATCTCTGCTCCAACTCAATCCATTGCCCAAAAGTGGCTGCGTGAAACCAAGAACCTACATATTGAAATATACCGAAGTGCCGTAGGGTATGGCTATGCTATAGTGAAAGCCGATAACGGAACGTGGCAGGAAGATGATGATTCCAGGGGTCCTAATGATGGCGGTCTGTGGGATACCTACGAAGAAGCATTGGAAGCTGGAATACAAAGAACTTTAGAACTTATATGAGATTATGGAAGGGGAAAGGAAAATCGGAGAAGTATTTGAGTATAATGGTGTCAAATTAATAGTTAGAAAGATGTCGTCTTGGGGAGATTGTAGAAGGTGTTTCTTCGGCAAAAAGGGTAATATAACATATGGCGGTCCTAAATGTACCGCTCATGAAAGGAAAGCACCATTGAACCCATTACCCTAAAAGCATTGGCATACGCCTATAAACTACATTGTGAAGAATGTGACGAAAAATACAATAAGGTATGAAAGCAAGAATAAAAGAAACCGGAGTTTTAATAGATGTAATTCCGAGAATAAATATCAATGCACAACATAGTGGAGATAATCTATATGTATGTGATAATATGGTTTTCAGAGAGTGCGAACTTGACTTTTTAAATCTTGGAAATTCAGCTATTGATTGGGAACAACGTAGATACGAACTGGCGAAAGATTATTCTATAGAGTTTGTTAAGCTACAGCATAAAAGAGGTATAACTGAGTGCGGCATATTATATCCAGATGTGGTATTATGGTCTGTAGAACTCGCTGACGCACTAATAAAGAAACTGAAAGGAGAATAACTATGGGATTTACAACACCGTGCTTTATACGAAAGAATACGCCAGAGCTTAGAAAGAAGCTGGAAGAGTTGAGATGTGAACTACCCACGAACTAAAGATTCGTGGGTAGTTCACAAGAACATCTTTGATGTACAAATGAATACTTGGTGGTGCGGATGGATTACGATAAAAACATTCGTAGCAAGCGATATTTGTACTGATAGTATTGATTATGCAAAAGCCTGCGCACAAGAACTATTGGATAAACTAAGGGAGGAATTACTATGACAGAAAAAAAAGCTATAAAAATCCTCTATGAGCACAACATATGGCGAAAAGGAGGAGAAGGCGAAATGATTACGCCTGCATTATTAAGTGAAGCCATTGATACCATTGTGGACCTATTCAATGAGCGTAATGCGATGAAGTATTACTATGTAATTTTTGCTCATCAAAAGAAAGAAAATGAAAAATATAATATTGCTACAGTGAATATGAAATCTAATCAAGATTTTAACCCATATAAAGCTGCTGATGTCATTAAGGAACAATTAAAAGCAAATGATGTAATCATTCGTTCTTGGCAAGAAATATCAGAAACAGCTTATAACAGTTATGACAATGAATGAGATAACTATTAGACAATGGTATGATACCTTCAAATCGGGTGAAGAGTTGGTTGAAGTTCGTATAGTAGACAATGCTTATAAAAGAACCTATTCCGGCTACTTTACTGATGTTGATACCCTGCTCAACGAAATTAGGAAGTACGATAACTGTAACATCTACTTCACATTGAACGCTATCAATCCAGCATGTTATGACAGAGAGCAGCATGATAGGATTGTTACCAAACCAAAGTCAACTACTTCTGACAATGACATTGTTGGAAGAGATTGGATATTGATAGACATAGATACTAAGAAGCCATCAGACACAAACTCAACTGATGAAGAGAAGGAGATGGCGAAAGAAGTAGTCAACAATGTATTTAAGTTCCTACGGGATGAAGGTTTTGAAAAACCAGTAGTATGTGATAGTGGTAATGGTTTCCATCTGTTGTACAAAATAGCCATGAAGAATAGCAATGAGAATACTACAATCTGTAAAGAGTTCCTGCAAGTTCTTGATATGCTATTCTCTAATCCGAATGTGGAGATTGATTGTAGTACGTTCAATTCAAGCCGCATTTGTAAACTTTACGGAACATTTAGTAGAAAGGGAAGTAATACCAAGAAACGTCCTCAAAGGGAAAGTAAGATACTAAGAATACCAGATGAAGTTAAAATAACTCCAAACGAATACTTTGCCAAAGTTGCTGCTATGCTCCCGAAGCCGGAACAACCAAGTAAGAGTAACTACTACAGCAATGAGAAGTTTGACTTAGAAGCATTTCTGAATAAACACCACATCTCAGTAAGAAACATTGTAAGGACATCATCGTTTACAAAGTACATACTTGACGAATGCCCATTCAATAGTTCACACCGTGCTCCGGATTCAGCAATCTTTGAAATGTCTAATGGAGGACTTGGCTTTAAGTGCCTGCATTCAAGTTGTTCTCAATATACGTGGAAGGACTTTCGGTTGAAGTTTGAGCCGGATGCTTACGACCACAAGGAATACCAAAGGCACGAGCATAAGATGCAATACTACTCTTCCCAAAAGAAAGAACCTTTTGTGCCAAAGAAGGAGGATTCCGCTAAGGGAAAGAAGTGGCTGGCTATGACTGATGTACAGTATGTGGATATGAGTAAGTTGGTAGCTATTCCTACGGGATATAAAGAACTTGACAAAAAAATCATCGGTCTACTAATGGGAGATGTTACGGTATTGTCTGGTTTGTCCGGTAGCGGAAAAAGTAGTTGGATAGATTGTGTCGTTCTGAATGCTGTACAACGTGGTTACAAGGTCGGAATTTGGTCGGGAGAGTTGCAGGATTTTCGCTTTCAAAGCTGGATAGACCAAATAGCGGCTGGCAAGAACTATGTATGCAAAAAGGAAGGCTACGAAAACTACTATTATGCTCCAAAGAACATATCTAACCAAATCAACAAATGGCTGGAAGGTAAGCTGTTCCTCTATAATAACAACTATGGAAGCAAATGGCAACAACTGTTTGCAGACATTAAAACACTTGTGGAGAATGAAGGAACACAGCTTGTTGTACTTGATAACTTAATGGCATTGCAGATTGATAGCTATGACGGAGATAAGTACACACAGCAGACAAGGTTTATAAATGACTTAAAGGAATACGCCAAAGCAAAGAATATACATGTTATCCTCGTCTGTCACCCAAGAAAAGAAGGCGGTTTCTTACGGAAAGAAAGTATATCCGGCACAGCAGACTTAACAAACCTTGCAGATTCAGTTATCATTATACATCGAATAGGAAAAGACTTTGAGCAGAGAGCAGGAGAGTTTTTCGGAAAGGACAAAGTTCTCCCATATCTAAAATATAACTCTGTAATTGAAGTCTGCAAGAACCGAAGTATGGGAGTGATAGACTTATTGGTAGGCATGTACTACGAAGTCGAATCCCGTAGACTAAAGAACGAAATATCAGAGAACATTGTTTATGGCTGGCAGGAGCAACCAGCGCAGTTGACATTTGAACCGACACCCGAATCTGATGTTTCTGACTTACAAGACATATATGACAATATGAGCAATCAATTACCGTTTGGTAGCGAATTGCAGGAATTACCTTTTTGATATGAACGAACAAGAAATTACAAACTATGTACTATCTCTTATTCCAAAGGAAGAAAAAGATAGAGTTTTTAAGCAGGAGTATTGTGCTATAGGAACAGATTTTATAGGCTTTATGGAAACATATTACTATCTATCAAAAATCATACCTAAAGAATATACTGTCTATGATTTTGGTTGTGCCTATAATCCACAATGCTATTTATTTCAAGACCATGCAAAATTTATTGCTGTCAATCCAGAAGAAATAGATGGCAAAGAAGTATTTAAAGCACCTAACTGTGATTTCTACAGAATGACTACTAAGCAATTCTTAGAGGATATATATGAAAAGAAAGAAAAAGAGTTCGCCATCTGCAATTATGTTCCTAATTGGTACAAGGAGAGAAGCATAGATTTGGTAAAACTGAACTTTCAGAATTGTTATACCTTTTATCCAAGTTAGTTATGGAAAATAAAATCGAATTTACGAAAATAGAGCAGTATTTACCGAAAGAAGGCGAAGAAGTTCTATTCCTATGCGAAAATAAGATGATTTTTCATGGGGAATATCTATTGGGTCGTTGGTTCACGTATTCACCGGAATATGACAACAAAATCATAAGCACTATCTGCCGATTCAAAGTAGTCGGATGGATAGGTATAAATAACTTTAGTTTTTAATCAATTAAAAGAATTAATCATGTTAGTACAATTAATGGAAGCAAAAGTTTCTTACGTTAAAATCAACGAAAGAGGCAAACAAAAGAGAGTAACAGAAAAGTATCTTGTAAACGCTATGAGTTGCACAGAATGCGAAAAGCTGATGAACGAAGAACTGTCTATCTACCAAGCGGAAGAGTTTTCAGTTCTTGCAGTGGGACGAACAAACTTCCAAGAATTTTTGGGAGATAAGGACAAGGAAGACAAGAAACTATTTATGGTAAAGCTCAACTACATTACTCTAAATGACGATGGTGACGAGAAGAAGACACCGTGCATGTTGATTGTTGAAGCTGATACAACAGAAGAGGCAACAAACACTGTCAAAGAAGCTATGTCCGCTTCAATGGCTGATTGGAGAATCGAACGAGTTGTTGAATCTAACTATGTGGATATTGTGAACTTGTAGTTTGTAATCTCGTTTATTTTAAGTCGAAAGGGAGGGAGTAACAATCGTGCTTTCTCTCTTTCTTTTAAGGGAGTTAAGCGGGAAATCCCGTTCCTTTAGGGGTGGGATGAAAGCGTTTACGAAATTTTTAGCAAAATATTTGTGTAGTTCTAAAATAGTTGTATATTTGCAGTATGAAATATAGAGCATACAAATATAGGCTATATCCAAACGAGGAGCAGAAGGTGCTTATAGCAAAGCATCTCGGTTCTTGTCGTTTCATCTATAACTATGCTCTTGATAAGAAAGTGAGAGCCTATCAAACCGATAAAACAAATCTTTCTCGTTTTGACATTCAAGCAGATTTGCCTAATATGAAGAAATCAGAAGAGTATTGTTGACTCAAAGAGGTTAATTCACTTTCACTTCAAGCATCGCTTGCTAATCTTGATTCAGCCTACACTAAGTTTTTTAGAGAACATAAAGGTTTTCCAAGATTTAAGTCTAAAAAAGATAGCAAGCAAAGTTTCTCTATACCGCAAAATACTAAGGTAGATTTTGAAAATGGTCGTGTGTTCATTCCTAAATTCAAGAATGGCATTAAGGCAAAACTTCATCGCTCCTTTGAAGGTATAGTTAAATCTTCTACTATTTCAAGAACTGCAACAGATAAGTATTTCATTTCAATCCTTGTGGAAGTGAATGAACCCGATGTGCCTATGAAACCAATTTGCGAGAACAAAGCAGTTGGTATAGACCTCGGTATAAAAACATTTGCTGTCCTTTCTGATGGAACTGAAATACCTAATCCTAAATACTTAAAGCAATCACTTGATAAGGTCAAAAAACTTCAACGCTCTCTATCTCACAAGACCAAAGGTTCTAAGAATAGAGATAAAGCGAGAAGAAAATTGGCATTAGTACACGAGCAAGTAACCAATAGAAGAAATGACTTTTTACATAAGGTTACATCCTATCTTGTGAGAAACTATGACGCTATTTGTCTTGAGGACTTGAATGTAAAGGGAATGGTTAAGAACCACCACCTTGCTCAAGCACTTGAGGATATTGCCATAGGTGCATTCAACACACTATTGGAATACAAAGCAAAAGAACGAGGAGTAAATATCCTTCGCATTGGTCGCTTTGAGCCAAGTTCCAAGATGTGTACTTGTGGGTATATCAATCACAATCTCAAGCTTGCGATGCGTGAGTGGATATGTCCTGAATGTGGTTCAATACACGATAGAGATTTGCTCGCAGCTAATAACATCAAGAGATTTGCTTTCCGAAACATAAATACGGTTGGAGCGACCGAAATCTACGCTTGTGGAGATATGAGTGAGGTTACTCACCCAGCCCAAGAAGCCTGCGGCTTTAGCAGTGGGTAGCTCACCACAATTACGACCTCTTTTTTTGGAACTTTCCAAAATTTCAGCTACTTTTGTCACTGTAATCAAAACCAAATTTACAATGAAGATAAAATTTAAGAAGCTGGATAAATCAGTTCCTTCACCATTCAAGAAATACCCATCTGACTTTTGCTGGGACTTATACGCTACTTCATGCGAGGAAATTGCACCTAACGTTTATAAGTATGGATTAGGCATTGCGATAGAAATGGAAAGAGATTGGGAAACTATATTGAAAGGTTCTACTATAGATATGGGATTGAACACGGATATAGATTTATCCAAGTGCCCTTTTCATTTGTCGCTTGACCTTAGACCGAGAAGCAGCGTATGGAAGACGGGAATGGTTCTTAGTAACTCGCAAGGTACTGTGGATGAACTATTTAGAGGGAGCTTATCAGCTGTGTTCTATCATTTGTTAACAGATATGCCAAAGTACGAGGTAGGAGATAGAATAATCCAAGCTAAGATAGGTATTACCTTGCCAATCGAATGGGAAGAAGTGGAAGAGCTTTCTGATACCGACAGAGGTGCTAACGGATATGGTAGTACGGGACAAAAGTAAGAACCATTATGGAGAGGTGGATAAGTGTAAAAGAATACGCAAGGAGAATTGGCAAGACTACTTCGGCTGTCTATTATATGATAGCTAATAATAAGGTCGAAGCCCGTCACTTTGCCTATGGAAATAAAAAAGGTCACTTAATAAAAGTAGAAGATGGTGAAGATAAAGGTGAATGTGAAGACGAAGAACGATAGTATTCCGTCTGACACTACAAAGAGAAAGATGCCAGTTATCACAAATCCTAAGATTTTGAAACATCCAAGACGTCACGAGAGCAATGTTGGCGATGTACGGTTCAAAGTTAAATTTGAGAAAGATACGGTTAAGCCATCTCCGACTATAGAAAACCCAGACATTATTATTGAACCACGTCATAATGAAACACCAGTTGGGGATATTAAGTTTAGAGAAAAGAATGATTCTATACGGAACGATACAGTTGTTGTCAAAATAAAGAGAAAGTAATGAATAGTTTATATCCTATATTAAGAAGAATATTAGTTCAAGTAACTAAAATTGCTACTACAGTATTCTTATTAATTGTTCTCATTGATTATATTGAGAAACTTATAGCTTATAATTTTAAAGTAGTCTACCAAGACTATGATGGATATTACTGTCTTTATACTCCTTTATCATTTACTATTGCAGAGTATATTCAAATCTCATTCATTACTTCTCTATTCTTACTCATTCTTAGTATTTCATTAAGATTTTGTTGGAGGCATCAAATTGGCATTGTTTACCTTTTAATTCTTTGCGTCCAAAGAAACTTCAATGATGTCTTATTCACATCGAATTCCGCGTTTCTGACTATCTGCTACACTAACATAGCAGTCATTCTCGTTATCCTATTCTTAGGTGTTCAACAGTTTATTAGAACACTTAAATAAAGTAAAACGTTTGCTTTTTAGTTTATAATATCTTATCTTTGTACTGAACTAAAGACGCATAATATGTTGAAAGCCTATAAATATAGATTGAAGCCTACAAAGGAACAGAGGATATTCTTTGAGAAGTCCTTTGGAAGTGTACGCTTTATCTATAATTGGGCTTTGGCAAAGCGAATAGAAGCCTATCAGAACGAAGGAAAGCGAATAAATGCGGTTGACCTATGCAAGATGCTTACCGACTTGAAGAAGGAGAAAGGCATGGAGTGGCTGAAAGAAGTGAGCAATGAGTGTTTGCAGCAGTCTATCCGGAACTTGGACAGCGCGTTTACAAGATTCTTCCGTGAGAAGAAAGGCTTTCCTAAATTCAAGTCCAAACACAAAAGTAGAGCAGCATATAAGGCTATCAACTCTGTA